TCAGAAGAAGAGGGCGATGAGGGGCGCCGGCTGCAGCTGCTCGAAGCCTGGTCCGGGCATGGTCGCCGTGGCCGGCGGTGTATTCGGGGCGCCGGGCACGTCGGCCTCACCGGGTGAATCTGGTGCCTCCAGCAGGCTCCCGTCGTCTGCTGGGTCCACAGGTTCGTCTGCTGGGTCCACAGGTGTCCCCGTCGAGGGCGGGTCTGCGGCCAGGCCCGGGTCCGTTGTCGCGGTTTCGGTCGGTGCCGGGGTCGGCGCTGGCCCTTCGTCGGTTGAGGGCTGCGGTGGCGGCTCAGCCGCGGGTTCGTCTGCAGGCTCGTCGGTGGGGGCGGTTGAGCCGTCGCCGGGTTCTGTGAGGGGCGCGGACTTCGCCGGTGCCGGATTGGAGGCTGGTGCCGGGACCTCCTCCCGCTCGACCTCCGCCGGGAGTGTGGGGCGGCGGCCAGGCTTACGCGCCGGGGGATCGGTGGGCTCGTCCTCTGTCTTGGGCAGTGTGTAGTCGACCTCGCGGACCACAGCCGGTGGCGGCCCATGGTCGATGGTGATCGCGGGCGCGCACGAGGTGACGGCCGTGCACGAGATCGCCGCAGCGGTCACCGCAGGCAGCGCCGAGCTCACGCCCGCGACGGCTGTGGTCGCGGCCTGGGCGTCGCGCAGGAGGTTGAGGATGCCCCGCCCGACTGCGGCGCCGGGGAGCAGCGCTGTGCTCAGAGCACGCACCGGGTTGCGGCGTCGACGGCGGGCCAGCAGCGCCCGGCGGGCGTCGACGACCTCGCGGCCGGAGAGCGAGGCACTGACCGCGATCTGCCCGTCCGGCCATGCGGCACCCAGCAGGCGATCCGGCATCTTCTCCCGTGCGAACGGGTGATCGGGTGGGGCTTCGGCGTGGTCGGCGAGCCAGTCCCACACCTTGCTTTCGGCGCCCGGGTCGGCGCAGCAGGCGGCGCCGTCGACGAGGGCGTGCAGCTGCTGTCCGTCGATGTCGAGGCGGACGCGCTGGAACGGCTCCGGGGAGATGCTGCGCAGCGCGTGGACGAGCACTGCCGGGACGTCGCCGGGCGGCCGCTTGAGCTGATAGGCGTGCGCCAGCCCGGCGACCGCGCATTGCCTGTCGATTTCCTTGAGGTCGCGCTCCTGTGTCAGGGTCGCGACCCGGTCCTTCAGCTCCTTGATCTGTCGCCAGAGGGCGAACGTGTCCTCCATCGCGTTCCCTATGCGATCCGTATCCCCCGGGCCCACATAGGTGACGTACGTATCTGTGATGCGTGAGGTGGTTTGGGCGTTGACTGCCTAACTTGCTCGTTTCTGAAACGTTACAACCGGGTCAAGTGCGGCGATCACGCCTGTTTTTGCTCGCTCGCGCGGTACTGGCCACTCTGGGAGTCTCGATACGTCAGCACGGCCCTCGCCGCGAAGATCTTCTCGTCATCGGACACCTCGGGGCCGGCGTAGTCGAGGATGTGTTCCAAGAACCGATCGCCGACGGCCCAGTCGGGATAAGGGGTGCCGTCGAAGGCGGGGGGCGGTGCGCCGTCGGTGAGCGGCCCGAGGATCTCCTCGAGGGCTCCGATCGAGCTGCGCGGGTAGGAGCGGTCGTTCTCCCAGTTGTCGATGGTCTTCTGGGAGACACCGATCTTGTCCGCGAGCTGCTCCTGTGTCATGCGTGGCTTCTGGCGCTCGCGGGCGCGCTTGATCTTTAGTCCGATCGGCGGTCTGTCGGTCGGCATGCTCTCATCGTCTCTACGAAACTGAACGAAAGTCAAGCAGGGCTCTGACCTGCCCCGGGTCCGGTATGTCCCCTGCTCAGAGTTGCAGTGTTGCCGTTGAGTTACGTTGAAGTTCCGTGAATGCCTTGCATCTTCTTACTTAAGTTTCGTAGAGTTGCGCGCATGGCAAGCCGCATCACGCACGGACCGGCCATCAAGGCCATCCGAAAGGCGCTCGGGATCCGCCAGGACGCCCTCGCCCAGCAGGTCGGGATCAGCAAGAGCTACCTGTCCAGGATCGAGAACGCCGTCGAGGTGCCCGAGCTGAACGCCACCACGAAGCGGCTCGCCGACAGGCTCGGCGTCCCCCTCGACGCGATCACCTACCCCGTGCCCGACGCCGCCCTCCTGCAGGAGTCGGCATGACCATGACCGCCGCCGTGTGCGACCCCTGCCCGCACACGCACCACGCCGAAGACGCAGCCGCCCGCATCGGCTGCTCCGTCATCACCCTCAAGCGCAAGGCCGCCCGCGGTGAGATCCGCGGCACGAAGGTCGGCCGCGAATGGCGGTTCAGCGACGAGGCCATCGCCGACGCCATCCGCGACGGTGAGCGCCGCCCCGCCCCGCCGCGCCGCGACTCCCGCCGCCGTTCCTAACCCTCATGGAGGCACACATGACCGCCCAGACCGTCACCGAGCAGACAACCGACGAGCCCGAAACCGACAAGGGCGTCGCCACCATCCCCGGCGCGCAGCTGCGGCTCGGCGACGTCATCGACTACCCCCACGGCCCCGCCGCGATCACCGAAATGGCGGCGCTCGGCTACCTCACCGACGCCCTCGGCCCCGGCTCCGTCGTCATCAAGCACGCCCGCCGCGCCCCCCGCGCGATCGCCGGCGCCCAGGACGTCCAGGTGCTGCTGCCCCGCCCCCGCGAGGTGGCCTGACCATGTGGCCGTTCCGCACGAAGCCGCCCCGCCGCCGGGGTGAGCGCCTCTCCATACGGGAGCTGCGAGAGGCGCTCACCCTCACCGGCGACGACGACCGGGTGTGGCTCTTGGACCGTCTGGCGGGCGCGGCCCCGACCGCGACCGCACAGGCCCTCCGGGACCTGAGCGAAATGAAGAACCGCGCGGCGGCGGGCGGCATGTGCCTGGAGTGCGGCAAGTCGTGGCCGCTGCCGACCGTCCCCACCTACCGGAACGGCGTGCACGGGTTCGTGTGCGACCCGACCTGCAACCCCGCCGCGCAGCCCCTCGCGCTTTCGGTGTCCACCGAGCCCATGCCCGTCCTCGCCATCCCCCCAGGAGGTACAGCATGACCACCCCCACCTACCAGCCGGGCGAGATCGTCCGGGTCGGCCAGACCTCTCCCGTCGTGGTCGGCCCCGAGGGCCCGTCCGTCGAGATCACCACCCCGAACGGGCGCCTCACGGTGCCGCTGTCCGCCCCGTCGCTGGCCGTGGGCCGGGTCGCGCCCGCGCAGAACCCCCGGCCCGGCGAGATCTGGTCCACCGGCGACGGCCACCTGTGGTTCGCCACCAAGTACCACGCGGACATCGACATCCCCGCCGACATGCTGGGCTGCAACGCCCAGGGGTGGAGGGTCCTCCTGATTCCGCTGGACGGCGGCGCGTACGGCAACACGCCGGGCACCCCGGAGGAGATCCACCAGCGGCGGGGCCTGGTGCGGTGCGTGGGGCGGGTGTCGGTGTGCGAGTGCCAGGACACCGATCCGTTCCAGAACGTGATGCACGCGCGGTCGTGCCCGCAGTGGCCGACCTGCGACTGCCCCGTCGACGACCAAGACGTCACCCACCACCTGCCGGACTGCGCGCCGGGTGGTGAGCAGCGATGACGCTCCAGTCCATCGAGACCCGCGCTGCTGCCGCTCCGCTGGGGACGAAGACCGAGTACGCCGTCCGCTTCCGGCAGGGCATGGACGACATCGTCGTCCCGGTCGGCGACGAGACGCTGATGGCGCAGACCGTCGCCGAGTTCCTCGTGAACGGCGACGACGCCGAACCGCTCACCCGCACCGTCCCGGCATGGACGGTCGACGAGACCACCCTCGCGCGGGTGCGCCACGAGGTCGCGCGTGAAGCGATCCTCGCGACGGCCCAGCGGTACTGGGAGCAGGAGATCGGCGAGCAGGCCGCGCTCGAGGAGCTACGCCAGCACGCCCCGCAGATGTCCGACCACGACCGCGCCGAGCGGCTCGGGGAGCTGGTGTCGGAGCTGGAGCACCAGGAGGACGTCGACAGCAGCGAGGTCGCGCCCGGACCGGGTCAGGACCGGCAGACCCTCGTCGAGGACGCCGAACGCCGCGTCATCGAGGCCGCGGACGCCCTGTACGGGGGTGCGTCGTGAAGCGCCTGCTGACCGTCCTCCACGGCCCCAAATGGACCTGCACGATCTGCCAGACGCAGCAGAGCGGCTCCACTTGCTCCAACTGCGGGTGGTGGTGAACGTGGCCGCTGGAGCCGTCCTCGCCCTGGCGATCATCGTCGCCGCCTACCTGTACGTCGCTGCGCTGTGCTGGCGCCTCGGGCACTCCGGTAAGCACGGCAAGCGTGTCTGGTCCCGGCCGCGCCCGAACCGGCTGCGCACGCACGGCAGCCACGCCAAGGCCCGCAAGCCCGCTCCGGTGCCCGACCTGGTGTGCGAGCCGACCGAGATGGCGGTGGCGGCATGACCCTCCCCTCCTTCGAGACGATTCGCCGCAACGCCCACCGGATGCTCGGCGACACCGAGCAGGAACTGCAGTCCGACTGGTCCGACCCGGAACTCACCACCGGCCAGGCGAAGGCGCTCGCTGATGCCCGCCGCAACATCCGCCTCGCGAAGGCCGCGCTCGACAAGGCGGCCCGCGCCGGGGGTGACGGGTCATGACGATCCTCGACGGCCCCGTGGTGAGCGGTGTGGCTCACGGCTTCCCGGACGCCGAGCTCGTCCTTCCCTACGACGCGCCGCGGCCTGTCTGGCTCGAGGCCCGCCGAGAAGGGGTAGGCGGCTCGGACGCCCTCGCCTGCCTCGGCCTGGACCCGTGGAAGACCCGCCTGGAGGTCTACCTCGACAAGGTGGGGCAGGCGCCGGCCAGAGAGCAGACGAAGCGGATGCGGTGGGGCCAGGTCGTTGAGCCCGCGATCCTCGAGTGGTTCAACGAGGAGACCGGCATCCCCGCCACCCGTGTCGGGCTGATGAGGTCGAAGTCCCGCTCGTGGCAGATGGCCTCGGTCGACGCTGCGGCTGCAGACGGCGGCCTCGTCGAGATCAAGAACACGAACTACCACCGGCGCGACGAGTGGGAGGACGACCAGGTCTCCGACGGCGCCGAGGCCCAGTCTCAGCACTACCTCGCTGTGACCGGCCGCCCGCACGCGTGGGTGGTCGCGCAGATCGGCGGGGAGCCTCCGGTGATCCGGCGGGTGGACCGCGACGAGGCGCTCATCGACACGATCTGCGCGATGGAGCTGGACCTGTGGCGCATGGTCGAAGCCCGCACCCCGCCAGCGCTCGAGGGTGGTCGGGCGTCCGAAGACCTGGTCAACCGGCTGTTTCCGACCGGTGTCCCCGGCAAGCCGATCGACGTCGACGACGCCTTCGTGGCCAAGCTCGCCGAGCACAAGGCGCTGACGAAGGCCGAGGGCAACGCGAAGAGGCGCAAGAACGAGCTGCGTGACGAGCTGGCGTACGTGATGGGCAACGCCACCGAGGCGTACTACCGCGGCGAGCTGGTAGCGACCCGCAACAACCACGTCAAGACCACCGCCTCCGTCGCCGACCTGCGCGAGAAGCACCCGGACGTCGCGGCCGAGGTCGTCACGGAGACCCCGTACCGCAAGTTCCTCAACAAGATCAAGGAGACCCCCTGATGGGACGCGACCTCGCCCAGCGCGCCGCCGCCCAGCGTGGCGGCAACCAGAACGGCAACGGCGACGCGCCTGCCAAACAGCTCACCCTCGCGCAGCAGATCAACCAGATGCAGAAGCAGTACCAGCTCGCGATGCCCAAAGGCGCCGAGGCCGGCCAACTCGTCCGCGACGCGCTCACCTGCATCCGCACCACCAAGAACCTCGCCGAGTGCGAGGCCGCATCCGTCCTCGGCGGCCTGATGACCTGTGCCCAGCTCGGTCTGCGTCCTGGTGTCGGATCCCTCGGTCACGCGTGGCTCATCCCGTTCTGGGACAGGAACGCCGGACCCGTCAACGAGCGGACCAAACAGCCGATGGGCGGGTACCGCGCGCAGCTCATCATCGGCTACCAGGGCTACGCCGAGCTGTGCTACCGCTCCGGCCGAGTCCTGAACATCGCCCCCCGCACGGTGTTCACCAACGACCACTACGAGCTGGAGTACGGCCTGGACGGCGACAAGCTGATCCACCGACCCAACATCGACGGCACTCGGGGGGAGCCCCGCCTCTACTACGCCGTGGCCCGGCTGGAGCGCGGCGGCTACGGCGTCACCGACCCCGTGACCGTCGCGGACATGGAAAAGCATCGCGACAAGCACGCCATGGCCAAGACCAAGAACGGCGACGTGGTCGGCCCCTGGAAGGACCACTTCGAGGCCATGGCGCACAAGACGATGGTCCGCCGCCTCGTCAAGCTGCTCCCCAAGTCCACCGACCTGGCTGTCGCGATGTCGGTTGACGAGGGCCTGCGCCTCGATGTCAGCCCCGACATCGATCCCGCCGAGGTCACCAGCGCGATCCCGGGTGAGGTGGACGGCGGCGACCAGGCCACGCTCGCCGCCGCTGACGCCGAGGCCGCCGCGCAGGCCGCTGCCGAGGCCGGGGGCGGTTCGAGTGAGTGACGTCCGTCGCAAGACCCTTTCCTACCTGAGGGACGAGAACGTCCGGATCCTGCACGCCGACACCCCGCCCGGCGCCACCCGCCCGGACGAGGTCAGGGCGCTGGTCCGCGGCCACCACGGCACCTACCAGGTCGTGCTGACGGGCGACGTGTGGTCCTGCGCCTGCGGCGCTGACGAGTGCACCCACGCGGCGGCCGTCCAGATCGTGACCGGGTACCGGTCCGCTGCCTCCAAGGCCGACAAGACGAATGAGGAGGCGGCCTGATGTGGGTCGTGAAGGTCAGCGACGGTGGGGCGGACGTCGCCGCGTACGGGCCGATGCGAAACCAGGTCGAGGGGGAGGGGTTCGCTGGCTTCTTGACCGAGGAAGTCGACCCGGCGCGCGTCGAGTACGAGGCGCCGTACACCCAGTCGGACGTGTCCTCGCCGGTCGCGGAACTCCTCAACTGGCGCGACCACTTCAAGGCCGCCCAGGCGGAGCGGGACGGGCGGATCCGCGAAGCCCACGCCCAGCTCGTCAACAAGGCCGTCAACGGGCACGGCGCGAACCGCGCCGGGCTGGAGAAGGCCGCCGAGCTGCTCGCCAACGCCTGGTACGGCTACGAGCCCGCCGACCCGTATGCACCTCTGGGCGGTCCCTGATGATCTCCGTGCTGAGGGGCCTGCTGTCTCGGTCCACGCCGTGCTCGCCGCGTATCTGCGTCCGCTGTGACCGGACCACCACACGCCTGTCCGCCAAGCAGCGCCGCCAGGTGGTCGCTGGCGGCGACGCGGTGTGCGACCGATCCCGCTGTGGTGGCCGCCTCGAACGGATCGACGCGGAGGTGTCACCGTGACTCGCGCGACGGCGGAGGAGACGCGGGCCCGGCTCGCGAAACACCTGGTGTGGCACCCGAACTCGGGGGACTGCCTGCAGTGCGCGGCGGCGCGGCTGATCGTTTCCCTGCCCGACGCCGGTGCGGCTGCGGTGCGGGCGCAGCGGCCGGTGCTGGACGACATGCTCGCCACCGCCGAGCGCGCCGCCAAGGAGATGGACCAGGTCATCGCCCACCTCGACGGCGAGCACGGCACCAGCATGCGCGACGCCCTCAACTCCATCGCCGTCACCACCGACTCCGGGGCGCTCACCGCGATCCTCGCCCAAGCCGCCTGCAGCCCCGACACCGCCGAGACCGCGCTCGCCGGTGCCCGCCGACGGCTCAACCGCATCCGCGTCATGCACGCCCACCTCGTCGCCGAGCACCGCAACGACAAGTCGTTCCTCGGTCGCCTCACGCGCGCGAACGACCGCGCTGGCCTGATCCGGCGAGTCGCGCAGGCATGGCACGGCCGCCTCCCCGACGACCCCTTCGCACCCCTCAACCACGACCACTAACCCCTCAAGGAGGCAACCCATGAAGAACACCCGGTCCATGCGTGGTAACACACAGCAAGAGATCGCGCACCCTCCGGCACAGATCGCCCCCGCCTTCAAATCGCCGGACACCGGGCGGGACCTCGCCCAGCTCCTGGCCGAGAAGCGCAACGCTGTCGACCACCACGGCCACGAGGCCCAGGCCCGCCGCCAGGACGCCGAGGAGCAGCTCCGCCACAGGAACTCCCGCGAGCAGCTCATCGCCGAAAAGGAGCGGGAGATCGAGGAGTTCCGCGCCCAGCGCGAGCGGGAGATCGAGGCGATCCGCCAGGAGATCACCCGCATCGACACTGCGGCCAGGAACGCCAACGGCCAGGCCGACCAGCACACCCAGGCGCAGCGCCATGCCCAGCTCGCTGTGCAGGACCTCGAGACGGTGCTCGGCGCGTACGCGCCCGCCGCGCTCGAGCTGGCAGCCCAGTCGGGCGGGACGCCGCCGAACGGCACCCCTACCAGCGGCGCCCACCCGGACGCGACCGGCGGCTACCCCGTTCCCGTCGCCACGGGCAGCGGCCCCCAGGAGTTCCCCAACCGCGATCAGACGACGGAGAACCACTGACATGGACTACGGCAAAACCCTCCCTGTGACCGGTGCTGGTGTGAGCGCATTCGGCATCTACATCGGCCAGCTCTGGCTGATCGCGGTGGCCGTCGGTCTCGTCGCGGCCGGTGCGGTGCTGATGAAACTGACCTTCCGGCGCGGCAAGAAGGCCGACCACTCGTGAAGATCTACGAGGCTCGGCGTGCGCGCGGGCGACTGATCACCGTCATGCTCGGCCTCCTGGTCGCGGCGGTCGGATGGTCCATCCACCACGCCATGGTCACGATGCAGGCCCTGAACGGAGACACCCGCAAGTTCGGGATGGTCTACTCCCTGTCCGCCGCGATGCTGGTCTTCCAGCTCGTCCTCGCGCACGCCGAGCGGCCCTTCACCGTCACGCGCCGGCAGCAGCGCCATCTCGACAGCCTCAATCTGGCCGTGCTGGTGCCCGCCTACAACGAGGACCCCGAGTTGCTGGTGCGGTGCCTCATGTCGCTGGGCAACCAGACCCGGCGGCCGGACCACATCCTCGTGGTGGACGACGGCTCCGACAAGGTCGACCTCTCAGCCGTGCGCGCATGGTTCCTGGCCGAGGGTGCACGGACGGGGCTCCGCACCTCTTGGGTCCGCACGCCGAATCGGGGCAAGCGCCAGGCGCATGGGACGGCGATCTCGATGGCACCGGACGCCGACGCGTTCCTCACCGTGGACTCCGACGCCATCCTGGACCGGGAGGCGGTGGCCGAGGGCCTCAAACCACTGGCTCGCAAGGACGTGCAGGCGGTCGCCGGCGTCGTCCTGGCGGCCAACAACCGCACCACCCTGCTGGCGAGGTTCACCGACCTCTGGTACGTCACCTCCCAGCTGATCGACCGGTCGTCCCTGTCGGCCATGGGCAGCGTGCTGGTCAACTCCGGGCCGCTGGCGTTCTACCGCGCCGAGACAGTCCGGCAGTACCTGGACACCTACCTGAACGAGACGCTGGCTGGCCGCGAGGTCCGGTTCTCCGACGACAGCATGCTCACGCTTTTCGCCAAACTCGAGGGCCGGACAGTCCAGCAGCCGTCCAGCTTCGTCTTCACCGCGATGCCGGAGAAGGTGGGCAACCACTTCCGCCAGTACACCCGCTGGATGCGGGGCTCGACGGTCCGTAGCCTCTGGCGCTTCCGCTACCTGCCGGTGACGTCCCTGGCGTACTGGCTGCACTTCAGCCGGTGGGTCTCGATGGCGGTCTCCACCATGCTGTTCGCGGCGCTGTTCCTGGTGCAGCCGGTGGTGGACGGAGCGCTGACGCTGTCCCTGCTGGCCATGACAGTCCTGATCGGGTACGCGCAGTGCCTGCGGTACCTCACCGTCTGGCGGTCCGACCAGAGTGTCTGCTCACAGTGGGCCACCTGGATGCTCGCGCCCCTGGCTGCGCTGTGGGCCTACTTCATCCTGCGGCCGGTCCGCTGGTACGCGATGGCGACGTGCCTGCGCACCGGCTGGGGCACCCGCGCCGAGGTCGAAGTCACCCTCGGAGGCGCCTCATGACCGAGGTCATCGTCCTAGTCCTCCTCGGCGCGGCCATCGTGGGCCTGATCTGGGAAGTCCGGGACCTCCGGAAGAAGGTGCGAGCCGAGCGGGTGCGCGCGGACGCGGAGGCCGCCGACGCTCAACGATCCCGCGCCCGAGCGGTCATCGCCGAAGAACACCGCTCTCGCGCCGTCCTCCGCAATGGCGAGGTCCTCGAAGAGGTCGCCGCGGTCGCCGAGTTCCTGCGCACCAACCATCTGCCGCTGGTCGCAGCCCGCCTGGACCGCCTCGCCAACACTCCGCTCGGCACATCGAGGAGGCAGCGCGCATGAACTGGCGGACGTTCCTCCTGCCCATCGTCGCGGCGGCCTGCGGCGGCCTGCTCCTGGTGCCCCAGATCAGCACCCAAGACGTCGACCTCAACACCACCGGCCTGTCCACTGAAGAGGAGGGCGCGTACCTGGGGTGGGCCCGCACAGAGGCCCCCGAGCTGTGGGCCGCGTCCGACGCCCAGCTGCTCCGCATCGGCCTCGGCCTGTGCGCCGCGATCGACCGCGTCCCGGACCCGGTGGTGGAGCCCCGACCGGTCGAGGGCCTGACCGGCCGCGAGATCCACGCCATCACCAACGCCGCGACCCAGCACCTGTGCCCGACCCTCCGGCCCAAAGTGGCCGGCTACCTGCGGAGCGCCCTGTGACGCCCCGCACCCTGTACCGCGTCCCGGGCCATGCCTCCGGCCTGGTGACGCGCGCCGAGGAGTCCAGCTCCCAGGTCTCCTCGGCAACCCCGCCCACCGTCACGATCCCTGCGGTGGGCGGGGCCCCGACTACACAGACGCGCTGGAGCGAGCGCCCCCGCACGGACAGCACCCCGTGCGGCGCGGGCCCCTCCAGCGCCGTGGCCGCGCCCCTGACCGGGGGGTGGAGGCGCGGCCAGCAGCCGATCCCGTTCGGGGGAGCGGGATCGGCTGCAACCCTCGGCGCCCGCACCCACACCATGCGGGCGCCGAGGGCCCAAACCGCGGACCGGCCAGCAGGGGGGTCTGGCTGGTCCGCACCCGACGCGGCGGTGTGCACGGCGTTCGCGCCTGAGCTGAGCTCCTCCGCCGCTACCCGCCCGGCCCTGCCTTCCCCGGGGGCCGGGCGGGCCAAGACCCGGGCAGTCGCGAGTACGCGACTGCCCGCACCAACCGCCAGGGCCCGTCACTCTCGCTCTCCCTTGTCGGTGGCGGGCCCTGGCATCACCCACCCCGGGAGGCGGTGACCATGCCCTCCGTCCAGATCACCCAACTCACAGACCGGCAGCGAGAGGCCCTTCTCCACGGCAAGACCGTGGGCTGGGTCGCCGCCGCCTTCCAGATCCCACGGCCGCAGCTCATCGCCCGGATCACCGCCGAAGGCTGGGTTGTGGACCCCTCAACCGACCGGGCAGGCGAGCGCCCGGCCGAGCCCGCCCAAGCCGAAGAGAAGGCCACCCCGATGTCTGCTGAGAACCCGACCGCACCCGCCACCACCGGTCCCGCTCCCCAGGGACAGCCCGCAGCCGCGCCGACGCCGACGCCGACGCCGACCGAGATGGTGGCCGGTGGGATCGAGCAGCTCCTCGCGGACGCCCACGCCTCGGGCGACAAGAAGCTCGAGCGCGCCGCGGCCAAAGCCTCGACGGCGATCGACGCGCTGGTGGCGCTCTACGAGCCGTGGCTGGCCGAGAAAAAGGAGGCCGAGGAACGCGCCGCCAAGCTCGCCGAGGTCGAGGCCCGCGCCGAGCAACTGCGGGCCCAACTGGAGGCGGCGCAGGCCGAGGTCGCCGCGCTGACCGGCAAGCCCACTCGCAAGAGCAACGCGCCGAGCATGGACCGCGAGCGGTCGCAGGCGATCCGTGCGTGGGCTGCCCGAGAGGGCATCAAGGTCCACCCGCGCGGCCGGATCCCCGGCGAGGTAGTCGAGCGCTACGACGCCGTCCATCCGGGGGCACCTGATGGCGCATAGAAGGCATAGGAACGCGCCCGCCTGCCGGCTGTGCAGCCAGCCGGTGATCTTCGCGCTGACCGAGTCCGGCGCCTACCAGCCGCTCGACCCGGAGCCGAACCCGAAGGGCAACGTCCTGGCATTCAAGGACGCGCTCGGCGCCTGGAGGGCTCGGTCCCTGGCGTCAGTCGAAGGCGACGCCCGCCACCCCCTTGAGAAGACGTTCATGCCCCATTTCGCGACCTGCAAGGGCCCAGCCCAGCAGGTGCTGCCCGCCAACGTCACCCCCATCCGGAGGCACACATGACCAGGGAAGAGGATCGGGCCAGGCAGCTCGCCGGTGTCCACAACCAGGAGGCGCTGGAGAAGATCGCCGAGCACCTCCACTACAACGAGTCGATCCACCTGCACGACCTCACCGACGAGGCCGCGAAGGTGTGCAACTACTGCTGGCTCCGCGCCGGCAAAGCGATCCTGGCCCTTCGGATAGCGAAGCTGCCGATCGTTCTCGGCCGCGACCCCGTCCAGGCCGACGAGCCCGTCGAGATCGAGGCGGAGGTCCTGCACGCGCTCGAGGCCGCGGCGTGCATCGGGGACCGCGCCGAGGTGCGGGGCTGGCGCGCCGTCCACATCAGCAACCCCGGCGCTGACCAGGCCCGGCGGATCCTGTTCTTCAGGAGCCAGGACGGCCGGACCTACGGTGCGCCGCTCCCGGCGTTCATGCACACCGGCCCCGCCGCCCGTGTCCTGTGCTCGCCCGCCGTGGCACGGCCTGTGGTGACGCAGACCGCCCGGTACGAGCTGGCCGAGGCGGTGTCCCGGTGATCGTGCTGCGGAACCGCGTCCGCGCTCGGACGCAGTGTCCCTTCTCCGGCGGCCCGGACGAGCTGGCGGAGCTGCGGGACCGGGTCGAGCGGGCGCGCGCGGACCTGGCGGCCGTGTGGAAGGAAGCGGAGGACCTCGGCTGGGACCTCCCGGAGGCGGTGGGACGTGGCTGACCGGATGCCGGATGAGAAGCTCGCCGAGATCCGCGCGGACCTCGCCGCCGTCCCCGCGCCGCCATGGCAGTGGATCGGGCACCGCACCACCGGCCCGCTCCTGACGACCACGCACTCCGGTTGGCAGTACATCCTCGGCCCTGCCCACCCGCTCGATGAGCACGGCGCCCAGGCCGAGGACGCCGACGGCACCCCGATCTACGCCGACCTCATGCTCCGCGACGAGGGCGGCCCCGACGAGCACGCGGTCATGCGCCGCGCTGCCGAGATGATCGTGCCGCGCGCCGCATACGACCCCGACTCGATCCGCGGGATCGACAACCCGGTCGCCCGCTGGATCCAACGCTCAGCCGAGCACGTCACGGCACTGCTGGACGAGGTCGACCGTCTCCGCGCTGAACTGGACGAGACCCGTGACCAGAGTGACGGTGACCGCGCCGCGCTCGCCGATGAGCGCGCTGAGGCGGGCCTGTCCATGCGGCAGAGGGCGGTGCTCGCATCCATCCGCGAGTCCGTGCAGCGGCGCGGCTACCCGCCGACCGTCCGGGAGATCTGCGCGGCGGTCGGCGTCACCAGCACATCCACCGTTCACTACCACCTGCGCGTGCTGGAGCGCGCCGGGTTCGTGAGCCGTGGCCCGGCTCACTTCCGCGGCATCCTCCTGACCGCGCCGGAGCCCGCGGAGGTGGGCCGGTGAGGCACCCGCTCGTGCAGCAACTCATCAAGGCCCGGTACGCCCAGGACCTTAATCAGGCCCAGCTCGCCGAACGCATGGGCCGGTGGCCGTCCACGGTCGGCGCATGGGAGGCCGGCTCCCGCATTCCGAACATGGCGTCGCTCGACGAGTGGGCCGCCGCGCTTGGCCTCCGCATCACCCTCACACCAACCCCACCCACCCGGGAGACCTCATGAACCTGCGTCTACGTGTCCTCTTCACCGCGGCAGGCGCCGCTGGTGTGCTGGCGCTCGCCAGCGGTTGCGCGAAGATGACCGAGCCGTTCAACGACGCGCCGATCAAGTCCAAGGACGACAGCGCGGCCGAGGTCTACTCGATGCCGGACGGCTTCTCGAACGTCGCCACTAAGTGCGACCGGCACGGCAACCGGATCTACGTCGTCTACCACGGCGACAATCCTTACGGCGCGCTCAACGTCGTCCCGCAGGACCCCTCCTGTAAGAGGTCCACGCCGTGACTGGGCGCGACGACAACGACATCACGGCGATGCTGCCGCCCGTCGAGTACGAGCCTGAGCGGCGCCGCGGCCACCATGCCGACGCCCCCCGGTGGCGGACTCTCCTGGACGACCTGTGCCGCTGGATCGTCGGTCACAGGGCCGCGTTCTGTGGGCTGGTCGCGTGCCTCGCTGCGGCGGCCATGTTCGGCGGCTACGTCGCCGGTCTCCCAGCCAGCGCCGACCCTGCCTCACCCCCGGCCGCCGGGGTGACGGAGACACCACCCGGAGCCCTCGACGCTCCGCCACCCGCGCCCGGACCGTCACGTATCCGCACGCCCACGGCCCCGGCGGCCACCGTGAAGCCCCGCCCCCGCCGGACAGAACAGGCAACCCGGCCTGGAACACCGGCTCCGACCCGGGCCGAGCCGTCACCGTCTGCGACGCAGACGTCCCCGCCGCCGGACGGCGGTAAGGACGACGACCCGCCCCCGGGTGGCGGAGGCACGGGTGGCGGCGAAACACAGAGTCCGCCTCCACCAGGCTCACCCACCCCGAAGGGGCCGGCCAAGTGAACGAACTCCACGGCGGTGAGGCTCCGGTCCCGGGCGCGCGCGTCGAGGCCATCCGGGAGGGCCTGGCCGTAGCGCTCGAGACGGCGATCCCAGGCCCGTGGGTCGACAGGGCCGCCACCGTCCTCGCCCCGATCGTCACAGGGCTCCGGACCGGCCCGGTCACCGCGGTCCCGGACGACCTCCCGAAGCGGGACGGCACCGGCGCGCCGTTCGCGACGATCGTGGCCCGGACAGAGCAGCACCTGCAGCGCTCGATCGACGCCGGCTGCAGCACCTGGGCCGACCTGGTGCGGGCCCGGCTGTACGCGGCGCTCGCCGAAACCGACCCGGAGCGCCTCCACGCCGCCGTCCTGAACCTCGGGTCCACGTGCGAGGCGTGGGCCGGGGACCTCGCCCGACGGCAGGGGCTGTGATGGCCCGCAAATTCGGTCAGGTCCTGACCCAGGTCGCCACTGGGACACCCGAAGGGCGGACCCGCTGCGGCCACACCGGCCCGGCGGTCGGCTGCCGGGTGTGCGAGGCCGCCCTGTCCCGTCAGCGCCGGCCCGGGCGGCTACGCGGCCGCGGCTGGACGAAGAGCGACAAGCCCCCCAAGCGGCGTCGCCGCAAATCCAGGAGGACGACATGACCACCGCGACCGACCCCGCGACGCAGCTCCACAACCTGTCCACACTGCCGGACGACTCTTTCCGCACGCTCATCGAGAACAACCTCGACCGGGACGAACACCCGTCCCTGTGGGACCTGCTGCTTCACCCGCAGATGGTCCGCCGAACCCACGCCGCGCTGGGATCGGCGTTCCGTGATGTCGAGGACCAACTCGCCGAGCGCCGCGCCGACCTGGAGAGCTTCCGGCAGGAATGCCACCAGGCAGGCCCCGCAGGCAAGGACAAGTGGTTCGCCGCGCAGGGCGAGCATCAGGAATGGCGGCGCCGCGCGATCGGCTACCGACGCATCCTCCAGCGGCGCCTCAGCGAGGCCAAGAACGCCCTGAACAACGCGGCTGCTCTGCCGTCCCCACAGCCTGCCCCAGCCAACTCGGCACGGAAGACCCGGCAGGTGACGACCGTGTTCCGCCTCGCCTGGGTGATCTCCCAGCACCGCGACGAGACCCTCCGGCAGGGCATCGTCCCCGACGAGCACGACGTCGAGCTGTGGCGCGCCCTCGACCTGATCGAGCTCGACACCACCGACGGCCCCATCACCATCACCGAGTTCCTCGACGACGTCACCTCCAAGCCGGGCTTCACCCCGCCCGACCTGCCAGCCGGAGGACGTTCGTGAGGTTCCAGATCGAGCCGCTGACCGTATGGACCGACCCGGTGACGAGCCCGCGCCGCTCGTCCGGGGTCTTCCGCGCATCGTGGAAGTCCACCCTCGATCTCCTGCAGCGGGAGGCCGGGCTTCTCGGCGCCGACCTCGTCGTGCTCCAGGTTGACGCCGGGAAGGCGGACATCCGGCAGGACGGGATGCTTCGCGCACGCGCGCACGTCGAGTTCCCCGGTGTCGTCGTCAGTTTCAGCAGCGACCACGGGCCGCTGCGGTACGCCGCGGATACCTACCAGCAGGAATGGGGCGGGGCCCTACCGGCGTGGCAGGCCAACGTCCGGGCGATCGCTCTCACGCTGGAGGCGCTGCGGGCGGTCGACCGGTACGGCGTCACCAGGCGCGCGGAGCAGTACGTCGGGTTCCGGGCGCTGCCCGCCGCCGAGGGCGGGTTCGCCTCCTCCGATGACGCCGTCCGCTGGATGCGCGACCAGGCGAGCCCGCACGCCAAGGACGCCGACACCGCCACCCCGAACGGCCTGTACCGGTTCCTGGCCAAGCAGCTGCACCCCGACACCGGCGGGACCGCGGACGACTGGGAGCGGCTCGACCAGGCCCGCCGCCTGCTGAAGGAGGCGAAGCTCCTGTGACCTCCGTCCTGACCGTCCGCGTAGGCGGCTCCGTCGCAGGCTCATGCGGCCGCGCCTGCTACGACGCTGAGCACGAGCCCTGCCGGTGCGTGTGCTGTGGCACGAACCACCGCGCCGGGTTCGAGCAGGCGGTTCGCAACGCGCGGGACATGGCCGCGGAATGGGTCGCGCGGGCCCGTGCGGACGGTCAGGACATCGACACCTACGAGCTGGGCCTGGACGTGGTCCAGCACGCCCTTTTCTGAGGAGACCACATGCGCAGATACCGCAGCGCCCGCCGCGACAGACGCCGCCGCGGCGGCTGGGTCGGTGACCTCATCGAGTTCATCGCCGACCTGATCACGTGGGGGCGGTGATCGTGCAGGCCGCCGCGTCCGAGCCGCGCCCATCATCGACGCCGAAGGCGCGGCGACGCACCGGCACCTGCTCGCACTGCGGTGAGACCAGGGCCATGACCGCGACAGGGCTGATCTACAGCCACGGCTCGCTGCGCGCGGGCTGCCCCGGGGCGGGGAAGGTCCCCGCCGAAGTGACTGTGCAGGCGTTCAGGGAGATCCTCGACGACCTGCCGGTATTCGCGCTGAACGGCGCACCCGTCGTCCGGCTGGACGACCTGAACGACGCCGTCGCCCGCGCCGCCGCCGGAATCCGCCCTCTGGACGGGGACAGCGATGGGTAGCCCGGTCCCGGTCGCGCGGGCGCTCCACCGGCAGCGCCTCGCCGGCTGCGTGTCCCGTGCCGATGCGGCCGCGCTCGGCGCGCTCGGCGGTGCGCCGTGACTGACCAGTTGAGCAAGCCGTGCGTGCACTACTCCGCAGCTGAAGAGCGCACGTGCGGGGCGACACCGACCCGGCTGTTCATCCAGGGGCCCCGCTGCGTCCTGCACATCCCTTCGGCCGAGCGCGGCCTGCCCGAACCGCCGCCGGGCACGTGCGCGCTGGCGAGGTGCCACTGCGGGAAGCCGTCATGCCCCGCCTATGAGACGTACGGCCGCGAGTCCTACTCGGCGCAGAGCCTGGCGTGGCCAGCGGTCGACGCCCGCGCGGTCGCCTCCGGGAAACGCCGCGCCTCCCCGCAGGAGAAGGCCGCGGCGAAGGCGGCCGTCCAGGAACAGAAGGACCGCGACGCGGCGCACCGCCGCGGTGCTCAGGGAGGTGCGTGATGGTTCAGCTCACCTACTACGAGCCGACCGGACAGGCCGCGGATTCCCTGCCGCCCGAGCCCAGGTGGGTGCCAGCCCCAGACGATGCGCACACCTTGCGGCACGGCTACAACCTCGCTGACATCGAACGGCTCGCGCGGATCGCGGTGAGAGCGGCGAGGGCGCAGGCGATGGACTACCAGGACCGGTACGAAGCCGCCTGGTACGCGATCGTCGAAGGGATCTACACGGCCATTGACGCCCCGGACCCGTGGGAGCTGAAGCGGCTCGGCGCGGACGCCGTGAACCGGCTCCAGCAGGACTACGGGCACACATGGGGTTACGACCGCCGAAACCCCGACGCCGGGTTCGAAGGCATGCGGGGATTCCGCAAGTACTGGGAACTCGACCGTCGCGCCCACCGCTCCTGCGAGGACGGGGTAGTGGATCGGGTAGCACTGTGGCAGATCTGGGAACGGCTGTCCGCCACACATCAGGCGATGCTGCTCGCGCTGGCCGCCTACGAGGACCCCGTCGCAGCGTCGGCCGCGGTCGGGAAGCGCTACAACACCTTCAACACCCATCTGAAGAACGCCCGCCGCGAGTTCCTCACACTGTGGCACGAGGGCGAGACACCGTCGCGGTTCTGGGGCAAGGGCGACCGGCGCCGGGGCCGCCGTAGCGGTGTTCAGCTGCTGGTCAACCGGCGGCAGCAGCGCGAACGGCGCGCGTTGGCCGAGGTCGAACCGAAGCCAGCCAAGCCGCCTCGAACCCACTGCTCCAACGGGCACCGACTCGTCCCGGACATCCTCACGGCTGCCGGCAGGTGCAAGGCGTGCGGTCGTGACCGCAGCGCCCTTTACCGCGCGAAGAAGCGGGGGGCGGCTGCGTGATCGGGATCGCAGGGTTCACCGGCGTCACATGGCGGGATGCGGCCGTGCAGGCGCGGCATGGCGAGGCCGCGCTGTGGAAGGCCGCGCAGGCGGTGACCAGCCAGCTGGCTGGTCGGATCGGCGAGCGTGCCGCGGTGGCGTGGGTCCACACTGCCGCCGTCGTCGACCACGCTGGCCGCTATGGGCTCATCTCGGCCGAGAACCTCGACGATTCTGCTGCGATCCGGAAACAGGCTGAGCAGCTCGCCTCGTGCAACCCGGCGCTCGCCGGCTTCGCTGACCCTGCTGCGAACCCGATGTGGGACGCCGACCCTGGCGACGCGGCGGCCGACATCGCGGCCCTGTACGCCGAGCACACGACCGTGGACCTGCCGGGCGTCCCGGACGGGTACCGCATCGGTGACCTCTACCAGCAGCTCAGCGAAGAGGCGCGTAAGGGACGCGCGCTGTGCCAGACCCCGCCATGGGTCACCGACCTGCTCCTGTCCCTGTCCCTCGACCATGCCGCCGACGAAGCCGGATGGGATGGACTGCGCTCGCTGAAGGTCATCGACCCGGCGTGCGGGACCGGGCACGTCCTAGTCGAGACTTTCCTGCGGCTGGAAGCGTGGCAGTGGCTGCACCCAGGGGCACCCCGCGTGCGCGGTGCCCTAGTGCCGGACGTGCTGGCGCAGGTCCACGGATGCGACCTGGACCCGTACGCGGCGCTGATCGCCCGGTACCGGCTGTGCGCCTTGGCCGCCGCGATGAGCGGCACCGACCTTGCCGGGCTACCCGCGGATCTGCCGGTGCAGGTGGCCACCGCAGATTCCCTGCTCGCCGACGATGAGCCATTGCTGGCGCGCGGTGCCTACGACGTGGTGGTGATGAACCCGCCCTACATCACCCCGAAGGACGCCCTGGCCCGGGACGCGGTCCGCGCCCGGTACCCGGACGTGTGCCACCGAAAGTACGCACTCTCACTGCCGTTCCACGCGCTGGCCAATGACCTGCTCAAGCCGGGAGGCTGGTGCGCGCAGCTCACCGCGAACAGCTTCATGAAACGAGAGTTCGGCAAGCCGTACGTCGAGAAGTACCTGTCAGGGCTGGACCTGCATTGGGTGATCGACACCTCCGGCGCCTACTCCCTGGCCACGGCACCCCCACCGTCATCCTCGTCAACCGCAACCAGCCCCCAACCGCGCCCATGGTGTCGACCGTGCGAGGCGCCCAAGGCGAACCCTCGGTTTCGGAACTCCCGGGCCGCGGCATTGTGTGGACACAGCTCCGCCACGCCGTCCGCGAACGCGACCAAGCCGCCCGCCTCGACGCGCTCCTGGACCGCAGCGACAGCCAGGAGCTGCACGCCGCGTCCGAGGAACCACCCCCGGTGCCGGTACCTGATGGAGACCGGCCGTCAGCGCAGGGCGCGCCCACTCCGAAGCGGAGACGTGCGGCACCGTCCGCAGTTGGCCAGCTCGATCTGCTCATCGAGGTGGCGGAAGAGGGAGCGGGCACGCAGCAGGCCCGGGTGGCGCAACGGCGACGGAGCCGCCTTAAAGGCGGCATCTCTGCGGGTTCGAATCCCGCCCCGGGCACCTGGCGGCAGGCCAAGCAGGCGAGCGACCGGGGGCCGAAATGACCCGCACTGAGGACCTGAGTGCGGCGTTCGCCGACGGGCCCGCCCTCCACGCGGGCTTGGACGAGAAGCTCACCGCCGCGCTCCGGGCGGCTGTGCCGCTGCGGATGCTGGAGATCCGCGGCTGGACGGATCGGCAGCGCGCGAACGACGCCGCGTGGGTCCAGGAGCTGATGCGCGGCGGCGCGGCTGCGGACGAGCTGCTGTACGGCGTGAAGGGCGGCCGGCCCGCTGCAGCGTTTGGTGCCTTGGTTCGCGGCCTGGCGGTCCTGGCGTACGTGGAGGGCGGCGTGGAGCTCGCCGGGCTGCACTGGTGCGCCGAGCCGCATATCGAGTGCCCGAGCAGGCCCCCGTGGACGCATTTGGAGGAGGCCGTGCCGGGGTGAGCCCGGCAGCGGCCTTTGGAACGTGACGAGGACGGGAGAGTGATGAGTGGCCGACGAGGAGCCGGGCGACGATGCCGTGGCGCTGGCCGGGCTCGACGTCCAATGGATGCGCCGGTTCGACTGGGAGCGCCTCGTCCGGCGGTGCCGCCTCGGGTTCTACGAGGGCAAGACCCGGGACCCGCGGCGCTGGGTGCGGCATCTGACCGTCCAGGACGTCGCGCTGGTGCTCGCGACGTACGGGAACCTCGACGGGACCCGCGTGCGGCCCTCGGCGGCGCGGATGGCAATGGTGTGCGACCTGGACGAGCGGACCGTCCGGGCCGTCATCGGACGCCTGCGCCGGCTGAACCTGCTGGAGCTGGTATCGCCGCATCGTTCCCCGGGGCGCCGTGGCGGGCCGGGGTGGTCCGCGGAGTACCGGCTGACCGCTCCGGCCGACCTTCTGGAGCGGGTCGCGCACCTCGACCCGGAAGAGCAGACGCTGATCGTGCCGCCGGGTGTCGACACCGGCCCGGAGCGGAAGCCGCGAGCACCGAAATGACCCACAGCCCGCCTGTGGATAACTCGCCGCGGCTGGCCTGTGGACAACCCGTCGTGCCCGAACTAATGACCGGGGGCTCACCCCCGGTGATTCCAGGAATGACCGGGGGCTCACCCCCGGTGATTCCAGGAATGACCGGGGGCTCGCCCCCGCCCACCATGCCAACTACAGGCACCAGGACCAAAGGAAAGACACCAGGCCAAAACCCCGCTTTCTGTCTCTTATGGCTGAGCTGGAAGGCGACACGCCTGTGGAAAACCCGACCCGCGCCTGTGGGAACCGCCCTGGCGCCCGGCCCCGTCGTCGACGCCACCCGCCGCACTCGCCCGCTTGCCGGACCTCGGCGCCACCCTCATCGACGCGCACCCGCTGACCTCAAGAACCCGACATGAGAGGCACACGACACCCACGCCACTGAACTAATAAACGGACACAAAGCCCAATAAAAGCCGTACACCACATGGCACCCGGTACCCGTCAAAAAGGACACAGAATGACTGACCGCGAATTCGAAATCACCAACGACCACCTCACCCTCCTCCGCAACGCCCACTGGAGCTGGAACGACTGCGAATTCGGCGCACCCACCATCGACCCGAAGCGCCCCTACGGCAACAGCAGCGTCATCCGCGACATCGCCGAACTCCTCGACATCGACCTCGACGACCTCGACCGGGACCGCGAAGACGAGTTGAGCGAACTCCACCGCGAGACGCTCACCGTCCTGGACATCGCCCTGGCGACCGGCTCGTTCGCGCCGGGCACGTACCGGTACCGCGCCGACGGGTGGGAACGGGTCGGCGACGGCGCGACGGTCCTGGACGTTCGGATGGGCGAGAACGACGCCGGCGCGGCCACGATCCGCGAGTACCTGACCGCGCTTCTCACCGCCCTGTGGAGCACGGGCGAGGGGTTCTCGGGGAAGCGGCCGTTCGGGAACTCGGGCTGGGACTGGGACCTCATAGCGGCGCTGGCCAAGGCCGGGCGCATCACTGCGACGTTCGACGAGGACGGTCTCCTCGACCGCCTGGATAGCGACCAGGAGCGCAAGGGGCAGCGGCTGATCGCCGAGGCGATCCGGGCGCTCGGTCAGGTGGGCCGGTGATGGCAGGCGTGGTCCGGCGGGGCGGGGATGGGGTTGCGCAGCCCGGATTCGATCAACGCGCGACGATCACTGGTGATCACGTATCGCGTTCACCAGACAACGGTCCGGAGTCACCGCAGACGATCTCAGCGCCCCGCCGCCTCGCCATCTCCATCCCATCTGACCGCGCCGTCCGGGGGGACACCGACCGCAACCAGGAGTTCGTCGCCCGCGAAGCGTTCACCGGCCTCCGCCATCCCGGGGTCGAGGAGAACCCGGCGAGGACCCCGCCTGATACCGGCAGACTCGCGCCGCGCAGGGATCTACCGTTAGACGGCCCCGGCCCGCTGGGCGAAATACACCACAGCGGTCTTGGCGCCAGCGATGATCTCATCGCCCAGCCGGTAGGCGCGATCGGTGCCGGGGTGCTGCATGATCCATGTCATCGCCTGCTTGAGGACCAGGTCGATATCGGTAGGACGAAGCAGGATCGCTTCGCCGCCGTTGATCTGCTCTGGTGCCTTGTGCTGCCAGAGCCGGTAGAACTGCCCGTTGGCGGGGTCGAACGCCATGTGGCGATCACCCTCCGGGTTGAGCAGCAGCACTGGGAACGGCACCTCAGGACCTGGTGTCCACGGTGCCTCATAGTCCGCCATAGTGCTCCATTCCCCTCGTGTTGGCTCGGTCGCGGGTTGCATTGTCCACCGCCCGAAGCCGATTGGCACCCCATTCGGCCGATGACGGCCGCCTGCGATGCGCGGCCCCGACGGGCGTGGCAGCGCGGCTCACGGCAGGACCTGCTTACTCCGCGCCGAACGACATTCCGACGCCCCGGACCGAAAGGCAGATGAGGCATGAGTCCAGAACCCGAACTCGCATCGGCGACCGCACTGCCCCCCCTTCACTGGCACCGGTTCGCAATGCGCCAAGTGCGGGGCTTGCGCCGCCACCACCAGCTACCGGCCGCCGAACATGCACGCAGGACAGCTCGTCCGCATCGAGCACCTGGAGCGGCAGTGCACCCGCTGCGGCTACCGGTGGCCCGAGGCAACCACCGACAACGTCCCGCCCGCCAGCCAGGAGGGAACGAGCCGCCCCGCCCTGGCGTTCGCACGTCTAAGGAAGTCGCCCAACGTGGCGACTCAGCTCCACAGGGCGACGGGAGGGTCAGTTGACCGACGACGAAGCCGCGCCCGTCCGGCAGGTCGGCGCCGTCTGGTGCGCCGACCACGACCGGTGGGAATGCGTGAAGAACCGGCGCGCCAAACGCGGCGGAGGCCGCTGCCACCAGCCCGCCATCCCCGGCCTCGACCGCTGCTACCACCACGCCGGTTTCTCCGCCGAGGTCGCCAAGGCGCAGGGCGAAGCGATGGACGCGTGGACGGCCGCGTACCACGAGGTTGCAGTCACCCCGCAGCAAGCCATCATCGGCATGCTCAACATGTCGTGGTTCCGCGCGAACTTCTACGCTGGCTTGCTGGAGGAACAGGCACTGCGGGCCCAGTCAGACCGCGAGGAGAACGGCGAACCGTACGTGAAGGGCGCGCCGCCGGTAGGGGAAGGCGCCGGCCTCATCGGTCACACCTACTCCGCCGACAAGGAGTACGGGATCTTCGCGTCCGGCGAGGCGATCCGCGGCCTCGTCCAGCTCGAGGCGCAGGAACGCGACCGGGTCGTGAAGTACGCGAAGGTCGCGCATGAGATGGGCATCGCCGAACGCCAGATCCAGCTCGCCGAGCAGCAGGGCGCGATGCTCGCCGGCGCCGTCCGCAAGATCCTCGACGGCCTCAACCTCACCCCGGACCAGCAGCAGCTCGTCCCGCAGCTCGTCCCGTCCGTGCTCCGCGCCCTCGCCTCCGGCCACAACGCCGCATAGGAGAACCATGAGCGACCTCACGATCCCACCCTCAGCGGCAGCGCTGGACGACCGCGCCGACGTCGGCGGTGGCCTGTGCCCGCTCTGCAAGGTGTGCGCCGACCACCAGATCTCGCACACCTGCATCGTCCAGCCCGGCCCCCTCAGCGACGAGATCTTCAGCCACGTGCCCCACAGCGAGTTCCAGCCGCTCCACGCGCGCCTCGCAGCACACCCGGCTCGGCCGCTGGACGAGAACGGCGAACGCCGCGGCGTCGACCGCACCTGGTGCGTATGTGGCTGCACCACCGCCCGGAAGGAGCTCGACCGATGAGAGACCAGACAGGCGTCTGGGTTGCCAGATACGCCGACGGCTCGTCGATCTGCCCGTTCGAGGAAGAGATCGACGCGCTCCGCCACGCGGTCGACAACCAGATGGATGTGACGTTCGTGCCCTGGGGCGAGGACGCACGCACCTACCGGCAGCCGCCCGAGCGGCCCAAGCAGCCCGCAGTGAGGGCGACCTGATGGCCGCCCAACCCGCAAACGTGCTCCTGGCCGGCATCGTCGGATCCACCGCCTACGGTCTCGCCGGGCCCGGCTCCGACATCGACAGGCTCGGCGTGTACGCCGCCCCAACGACCGCGTTCCACGGCCTTCACCCGCCGACCGGCCGCGACGCCACCACGGTCACAACCAAGCCCGACGTGACCTTTCACGAGGCCGGGAAGTGCGCCGCGCTTTGCCTCGGGATGAACCCAACCGTCACGGAACTGATCTGGCTCCCGGACGGCCTGTACGAGACCCGCACTGCCCTCGGCGAGCAGCTCATCAGCATCCGGACCGCGTTCCTGTCCGCACGCCGGGTCAAAGACGCCTACCTCGGCTACGCGGTCTCCCAGTTCAAACGGCTGGAGACCCGCGGCGACGGCTCCTTCAGCGCGGACACCCGCAAACGTACGGCCAAGCACGCCCGCCACCTCGCCCGGCTCGTCCACCAGGGGGGGCCTCCAGCTGTACCGCACCGGCCACCTTGACGTCCGCCTCGCCGACCCGCAGTGGTACCTGGACTTCGGTGAGCGCGTCGCCGGCGGAGACCTTGAGGAAGCGCGCTTCGTCCTGTCCGAGGCCGAGGTCGACTTTGCCGCCGCGCGCACACCTTTGCCTGACGAGCCCGACCGCGCCCGCGTCGAGGAATGGCTCCACTCCGTCCGCGCCGCCCATCTACCCGACCAGGCCAGGCCCTGCCCGCACGCGGCCGAGGCCGCCCGCCTCCACGAAGGCGAAGACCCCACACCCCGCGACCCGGGCTGCGAGCCGACGCCTGGGCAATGGCTGCACCGGTTCAACAGCGCGCCCCCGCAGCAGCGGCTCACCTGGGCGGAAGACATCCTGCGGCACGCGCGCGACAGCTCCCGGTGCCGGTTCGAGATGCGCCACGAAGACCAGATCAGCGAGCTAAGCGACCACGTAGAGGAACTCCAGCACCGCCCGGCCCCGGCTGACGCCGCCCTGTTCCTGGTGGACCTGGACGGCACCATGGCGCTCCGCCAGGACACCGACGACGTCCGCTCCCCATACGACTGGGACCGCGTTGGCGAGGACGTCCCGCACACCCCGATCGTCACCGTCGTCCGCGCGCTCGATACCGCAGGGCACCGGATCATCTACCTGTCCGGCCGCTCGGAGGAGTGTCGCGCCGCGACCGGTGTGTGGATCGCCGCGCACATCGGCGTGTCAGGGGAGGCGCTGCTGATGCGCCCGGCCGGTGACCACCGCCCCGACCACGTGGTCAAGCGGGCGCTGTACGAGCGGTGGGTCGCGCCGGTCGGGCCCGTCACCGCCGTCCTCGACGACCGCGCCTCCGTCATCCGGATGTGGCGCGAAGACCTCGGCCTCACCGTCCTCCAAGTCGCTGAAGGGGACTTCTGACCATGTCCAGTGACCGGCAGCAGCTGCAGGACGCCGCGATGGCTGCCTTGGACACCATGCGCGCCGGCGACCGCGCCGCCACCGACCGCGCCCTCAACCAGCTCCTCGACGAGCACGGCCCCGCCGCCATCCCGATCGCGCTGATGCACTGGTGCGACGCCGCGCTCGCGCCCATCATGCCTCCCGGGGGCGGGCCGGTTCGGCTGTCGTGGATGGACACCGTCACCGGCCGCGTCCAGGCCGGTGACATTGGCGTGCCCGTCACCGAGCAGTGGGCCTGTCGACTCCTGGCCGCCCGGGCGAACGGCGACCGCGACATGTTCCTCGACCTCGTGAAGGCCGTGCCCGACGAGGCGATCAACGCGCACATCGGCGCGATGGTCCAGATGGCCGCGTGCATCATCCAGGAGGCGCCATGACGCCCTCGGACTACTGGAACCTGGCGGACCGCTGGATCCTCGACGACCTCAACCGGGCTCTCGAAGACATGTGCCTCGTGTGCATGGGGCGGGGCTGTATCAACTGCCTGCCCGATCGGAGCCCCTTCTCAGCTGCGAACGCCGCAGAAGACTGCGAACCCGCTGATCCGGCTGGATGGCTCACCTGCACGGGGCCCGGGATCGACCGGCGCCGGGAGGTTGCAGCGGTGCAACGCATCCTCGCTGCCGCGCGGAGGGACTCGGACTGATGCCTCGCTTCCTGATCAAGCCTGACCGGGCCCGGGATCTGTACATCGAGTGGTGGACGATCGTCGACGCGCCCGTTGGGCACGGCACCCGCGCCGAGTGGGTAGCCGAAGGGATCGCCCCAGGCGGTCTCGACCGCGCGGACCGGACCGGGACATCCGCGTGCCCGCCGCTGGCCACCGGTGCGTGGGACGACGAAGAACTGATGGTCGCCGAGCCGCTCGGCCGGCAGCGGCTACTGCCGCGCGACCACCTCATCGACTACACCCTCGCCCTGTACCGGCGGGCGGTCACCCAGGCGTACGGCATGACCCGCCCCATCGAGATCGACGACAACTACCCGCCAGCGACTCCGGAACGCCGGCGGGCTGTTCGTGTCCACTGGCGCCGTTGCCGCCGCTGCAACCCGGCCGGGAACCCGGCGCCGCTGCTCGTCGACGGCGCCGGCTACGCCCGCCGCCGCAAGGCCAGGAGGCGCCGCCGATGACCTACATCAACCCCGAGGACTACGAGCCCGACGGCGAGGCCCTCGACCGGATGACACGTGCCCAGCTCGCCGAGCTACCCGGCCCCGAGCGCACGGTCGCGGACGTCCTCGACGAGTGGAACCGCCGCGAGCACGGCGTCATCTCGTCCTCGCACGGCGCCGGGCTGTTCCTCGACCTCCTCGCAGCCGAGGGGTACCGCGTCACTCCGATCGACGCGCCCGACCTGTCCGAACTCCTACCGCCGCCCACCGATTAGGAACGGAGCCCCACCATGCGCAAGATTCCGACGATCTTCGTCCGTGACTGGGAGAACGACCCCTCCCGCGTCACCCGCGAACCGAACCCCGACTGCGCCTGGGTGTTCGCCGGCGAGGGACGCGCGACCCGCAAACTCGACGGGACCGCCACCCGTCTCGACGAGGACGGCCGGTGGTGGGGGCGCCGGGAGGTCAAGCCCGGCAAGACCCCGCCGCCCAACTTCCAGCTCGTTCAGGTCGATGACCGGACCGGGAAGCGCACGGGCTGGCAGCCGATCGAGGACACTCCGTACGCCAAAGTGCACGTCGAGGCGCTGAACTTCGCCCTTGAGCATGGACCCCAATTCGAGTTGGGCACGTACGAGTTGTGCGGCCCGAAGATCAACCGTGACCCCGAGCAGTTCGGCGTGCACTTCCTGATCCGCCACGGCACCCACGAACTCGACGACGTCCCGCTCGACTTCGACGGCCTCGCCGCCTGGCTCCTGGCGCACCCGTACGAGGGCATCGTCTGGCACCACCCGGACGGACGGCTCGCGAAGCTGAAGCGGCGTGACATCCCTGCCGAGCTCGCGCCGCATCGGGACACGGAAGCCGGATGATCGTGACCTTGTACGCCTTCGGTCGTGAGGTCCTCTCCGTGTGCTGGACCCGCCCCGTCGCTCAGCCCGAGCCCGCGCAGGTGGAGGACGTTCGCCCGGACGCTGGCCCGTTCGGGTTCGGCGGCGGCACCTTCGGCACCCAAGAACGCGCCTGGCTGCCCGACACCGAACGCCCCATCGACGCATGAGGACATCATGACCACCGAACGCATCACCGCCACGAAGCGCTCCAGCATCCTCGCCGTGCCCCGCGAGATCCTGCTCGACCACGGCCTCGTCGAGCCGACCGAAGCCGAACGCGCCGAAGCGGAACGTTCCGCCGCCGAGTACCAGCGGCGGGCAGCGGCGCGCGCCGAGGTCCTCGTTGCCGCCCGTGAGCAGCTCGCCGCGATCACCGACCCGCTCGCCCGCACCATTCTCGACCTCCACGATGAGGGGCACGACGGCACCTGCCAGGGCGATGACATCGACGGTTACGAGGCCGAACGCCCCGACTGGCCGTGCCGGACGGTCGAGGCCATCGCCGCGCACTACAGCATCCCGCTGGCGGTATCGTGAGCGCCGCATCGAACGACCTGCTGGAGTTCCTGCGGGCGCGCGGCTGGCCGAGGACGAGTGGTGGGCGCGCGAAGCCAGCCGCCTACGCGGCCAGGAAGGACAACCGGCCGGAGACCACTGGCAGTGGATCGACCCCGACACGGAACAGGTCCTCCTTGTTGACCCCGCCCAGAACGAATGCGTGGGAGAGGAAAGCGAGGGCATCTCGGTGAGCCTTCGGAGCAAGGGAGCACTATCCAACGCAGAACGTGGGAGACCTGCCCAACTTCGCGATCCACTACGCCGAGGAGGTCCCGACTACGGTCGCAAGTCACATCGTCCGCCATGGCCCGGCGCGCGTGCTGGCCGAAGTCGAGACCAAGCGGCGGCTGATTGATCAGCACGTCGGCTACTCCGGCGGAGGCGACGACGATCACTGGCCCGTCCAGACGCTTCGTCTGCTCGCCCTGCCGTACGCATCCCACCCCGACTACCGGCCCGAATGGCGTCCATGAACCACCACGAGGGGAGCCGTCATTGACCGAGCCTGCCGCCACCATCCCGACCAGCCCGGCCGAAGAACTCGCCCAGCTCGTCACCGAGCTCGTCGACGAGGTCACCACCGACGAGGCCGTCACCCGGTACAAGCAGGTCAGCCGCGGCGGCGGCCGCACCGTCAAGGTCGTCGACCCGGACGCCCGCCACATCACCCGCGACGTCGGCCTCCTCGATCAGCTCCACGCGATCAAGTCGGCGAAGGCGACGGTGCCGGTGCGGATCTTCCAGTGGGTGAGCGACCACCAGGGGGAGGACGACCGATGCGAGTCGGCGAGGCAGGGGCTGAAATGCGCGCACGGCCGCTGGAAGCACGTCCGCACCGAGCAGCGCCCGGCCGGAAGGCTCGGCGTCGTCGCCGGCGGCGCGGCCGTCCCCGGCGGCAGCGCCGGATGGGACAGCGACGGCGCCCTCAACCCGCTCCGCTCTCTCGGGTTCGAATCCGCCAGCCCGGCCACCAGCGCCGTCGAACTGTACGACGACATCCGCCGCGGCATCGACCGGCTCCGCCGCGACCTCCGCCAAGCCGCGGGCCGCACCTGGGGCGGCCGCAAAGCGCCCTCAGACGCGCTCCGCGAATGCGTCGGGCTGCTCCTGGACGTCGACGACGACACCGCCCGAGACGCCGTCCATCAGGTTCGGGGCTGGGTGTCGACGTGCCGGATCCGCCTCGGCTACGACGCCCCGATCGTCAAACTCCGCGACCTCGTCTGCGGGCAGTGCGGCGGAACGCTCCACGTCCGCGCCGACGCATCCACCGCCGTCTGGTGCGCCGGCTACCCGACCGCGCACGTGACCGGGCCCGGCTGGCCAGGGGACGAGTGGGGGCCGGTTGAGTACCCGGCCGAACCGGGATGCGGGGAACGGTACCCCCGCGGCTCCTGGATCAAGCTCCTCGAAGACGTAGCGAAAGCAGGTAACACATGAGCCATGCGCCCGGGCCCCAGCTCACGCCCGAGTTCACATCCGAACAACTCGAGCGCGCGACCGCCGCATTCCGACGCATCACTGAAGCGTTCAGTGCGATCGCGGGCGCGATTGAGCGCGCGGCCGGAGATCGATCTCCGCACTGAGATTCCGGAGCTCGGTCGGTCTTGATGGCTCACCGCTCGACCGTCCGGAGCGGGACGACGGTGCCGCAGCTCATTCTGAAGACCATCCATCCAGCGCCTAGCTGAGCCGAACACATGACCTTGGGGCTTCCTCAAAGACGCCCTGGCAAGAGAGACGCCCGGTCAAGCCTTGGGTACGTCATGAGCTGCCGCTGGAGCCCTCACCCGAATCGTATTGGAGCACGGGTTTCTCCTTTTCTGCTTTCTGGGGGTCCGGTGCTTTTCTGTTGATTGAGAGTTCCTTCCAGAGGTCCTCGATGTTTTTGTTCTCGAATGTCACCTGGTAGATCAACTTGGCATACAGAGGGAGAAACTTGAACGACCAGCCTCCGGCGCACACCACGGCGTTGCGATGTGGGTCCGGAAGTCGATCCAAGACGGCGTTGTGGTCACCGAAATGCGGATGCACGCAGTTTCCGGAGTAGACTGGATAAGGTTCGACCCCCAAACAGTGATTTTTGATGAAGTCAACGGTTTTCTTCACATCGTCACGAGCTGGTACGAGGTCCTGTCTCTCGTCCGTCCGGTTGGGCAACTTCATGGTTTTCTGCGTGGTCGACTCCCAGCCGATTTTAGCGAGGTTGGGCGGTCCCCATGGGACGGGCGGGAAGCCATAGTACAGTTCGTCTGTTCTTTCACCGAAATAGACCCACATGCCCGGGTAGATGTTGTCGATTTTCGGATCGGTCGCATAGTAGTCGTAAACCATGTCCCAGACCGCGTAATTGAGTTTGTATTTCTTCTGGGGCTGGATGTTCTTCAGAACCTCGTTGGTATAGGCACCGCACGCGATGACACATTTCTTGGCCGTGTATGTTCTCGGTGTGCCTGCATCGCTGAATCTGTCTTTATCCTCCTTCACTGTCGCCTTAACGGTCACTGATTCGTTGTCCACTTTAACGGCCGTGACCTCGGCCTTTTCGATGAGGGTCGCGAGGTTTCGTTGCGCCAGCTTGTAGAAGGTCCGCAGGATCAACGGTACGTTCATCACGCCATTGTCTGGCGAGAAGTATCCATCGTACTTGAAGTTCGTGAGATGAAATTCTTTCTCGATCTCCTCTTTGCTTAGTGGTCGGCATGGCCTGCCCAGCTTCGTGAGAGCTTCCTTTACCTTTTTGTATTCGCCCTGCGCGCCCGCCGTGGATTTATTGCTTCCGAAGTTCAGTTGCCCTGTCATCCAGAGCAGCTTCTCCCCGGAGTCTTTCTCCAGTTCATGCCACATCTTCAGGGAATTGATGGCTCTTTGGGTGTCCTCCGGTGTGGAATACAGGATTCGGAACATCCGCATGATGTCGCCGGAACTTCCCGAATGATGGAAGAACTTCCGTGCCTCCAGGACCAGGACCTTCTTCCCCTTCCTTGCGCTGTGGCATGCGGTGGCGAGCCCGATGGCTCCGCCGCCGACGACGACCAGGTCGTACTGTGGCCCTTGGGCGTTACTGTTCATCTCAGTCTCCCGTCCTTGTCGTGATGGGTGATCGTCGGTCCCGCGGAAGGTGTCCGGCCGATCGACACGGCGCCTGATGGCACCGGCCTCCCCCTCTACCTGCCTCACTTTGAACAAACTCCACCTCAACAGCGCGTTCGTACTCCCTTCGGGGCGGAGGTCAACGACCAGCAGCGGTTTATCTCCAGGTCCCGATCAGCACTCCACCCTGGGCAAACGGGCACAGAGCCGGCCGTGCGCAATCCGCGTTACGTGGGCGGGTTCTGGCATTGTGAGGAGGCGAAGCGGTTCGGGGACCTCATGCCTGACTGCGAGCGGATAGTGCTGGCCTGAGCTGCCGGGTACACGGCCCCGGCTGCTTGGGCCCGTGGGGCTACGAACGAGGCCCACACCGACCAGCACCATCCCTACATGCCCGAGCAACTCGCCGTGCGGGAAGAGGGCCCGCACTTCTACGCCTACCCAACCCACGAGGCGTACCTCGAAGGCCGGCACCTGTGGCGCGCGTACCGCCGCAACGAACGCCTGCACGCCGACGAGGCCGCCGTCCGGTGGGCGCTCATCGACCAGCGCATCCTTCGCGCGGCGGGCGATTGAATCCACATGCGTCGTGACGAAGCGCGACCTACAGGGGAGGAGGATCCGAGCCTTGATCGGGTCGGGGCGGCGACGGCGCGAGACGAGGCACCCGGCGGGACGGCGGAAGCCAGCATCGGCCGGATCGCGCAGAGCCTCTTGAAACGGAACCGCTGGCGCTGGTTCCCCCGGCGCGCTGAGGGCTCGGGTCCCTCGAAGTGGAGTGGAGCAGTTCGGTAGCTCGCTGGGGTCATAATCCAGAGGTCGGCGGTTCGAATCCGTCCTCCGCCACGGTCCAGGTTGGCGTGAGCCGTACCGCGCTCAGGTTCCGTGACGGACGTGGCCCGAAGCTGAGCGGCAACGGCGTGGTCGAGGGACCGGTCTCCGACGCGGCCGTCACGGCCAAGGGGACCGGGACTCTCGGGCAGTTGGCAGGGCGACTAGGACCCCCGGCGCTTCAACTCGTCATCGAAAAACTTGATCACCGACGTCACAAGCATCAGGGCGATCACTGCGTTGACTCGCTTGTACTGCTTCCGTGAAACAGCATGGGCGCTCGGGTGGCGGCCGTAGTCCGCTGGTATCGGGTCGCCCTTGTCCGGCCAGTACTCGGCGTGCGCGCACCAGACCGGCGCGAACGTGAGCGCCGCACGGAAGTGGAAGTCGTCGAAGTCGAAGGTGACTCCGCTGTCCTTGAACTTGTTCTTTGTGAGTTTCACGCGCACCTCCTTGCTGAAGAACTTCCGCATCACGCTGTCGAGGAGGTTTGCTGCCAGCGCCTGAGCAGCGTTGGTGTGGCCGCTGCGCAAAGCCTTGACGCAGTCCAGGGCGAACTCACGCTCGTCGGCGAGGCGCTGGTGCGTGACCCCATTGAGGACCGTCTCACAGTCGGTGACGATGCCCTTCCAACGACTGCTGAGCACCCGGCGTCGATCAGAAGGCGTCTTGGCCGCGAAGATCGCTGCGATGATCTCGGGGCCGGGAACCCGAAGGACGGGGATGCCCTCGTGCGCGAGCATGTGCTCGAACTCGTCCCAGTCACGGGGCCGCGCCTCACCCCAGTTGGGCGGGAAGAGATTCTGAATGGTCACGCTGAGCCGCGACAGGGCGGGCACCAACTGGGACCGCATCACCCTGTCTATGCCCTCGGCGATTTCCCGAAAGGCGGGACTGGGAGTGTTGAACATGCTTCGAGGGATGGGCACCTTAAAAATCGAATTCAAGCGCTCGGCCGTGGCGCGGAGGCGGAGGATCTCCGGCGACACCTGCGTTTTGAAGTGCGGGACCTTGATGAGGTTCAGATTTCGCTGCCACAAAGGGCTCAAGAACTGGTTCAGAGGCTGCGCGCGTCGCCGCTGCATCCCCGTGAACGCTTCGCTCAGCGGACGTCCCCGCCGGGCCGACCCGGCAGCAGACTCCTCGTCGGCGCCTGACTCGTTCTCGGGGGTGTCGGTGTCCTCGGGGGTGCTCACGTCGTCATTGTGAGCCTTGCTCCGTCTGCTGGCGACTCGATTGTTTGCTTTCGCGTGACCGAACGTGGCGGGCGTGGCCAGGTGGCACCAGTAGGCCATGAGCCGCGTCTACTTCCACTCACCGTCCGGCACCGCCGAACTGGCGCCGAACACGCCCACGCTAGCGTGATCGTCCGGCGCATCGCCGCCGGGGCCGTGGACGCGTTCCACCACCATGAGCGGCTCCGCGAGCTGCTGAATCCCGCGCATGACATGGCTCGTGCGGACACCTCCGGCGAGATGATCCGGTGGGCGTTCTGGTTCGACAGGTCTCTCACTGTCAGCGATGGGTCCTTGCCCCTGCTCGCCTACCAGGGGCACCCGATCGACGCGTTCTCCCTCGTTCTCAACACGGCGATCGCCGTCGGCGGTGACGCGGTGAAGCTCCTGGCCCGGCTCCATGGCCAGTGCGAGCTTCACGGCTACGTGGAGGGCCCGAACCGCGCCCTGGCTCGCCGACATCATCGACCAGGGACTGGACGACGGCGTCATGCGCCGCTCCCTGCGGTACCAGCCGCACCCCGACATCCCGCAGGAGGAGTGGCCGACCCGGGACCTTGGCTGGGACGACGTCACTGCGTTCCTCCGCGCCCGCGACGACGAACCCGTCGTCATGTCCGACAGCACCATGGACGGGTTCCCCAACGAGTTCGTAGCCGAATGGCGGCCACCCGCCGGTACCGACCTGCGGCCTGACTGGGCGGCCGAGGCTCCAGAGGAGTGGACGGCTCTCGATGAGACCGAGCGCGCCGATTGGAAACAGACGCGTGTTGGTGATCTCTGGGCTGAGCTACCCGAGTCCGAACGGTGGACTCTCGCCATGGCCGGGCTCCGGCTCCGAAGCGAGCGCGGAGCGCTGCTTGAGCTGACCCCGGACGGCTGGGCCGACTACAGGTTCGGGCACAGCCTGACCGCGTTCGACCTGTACGCCGACGACTACCGAGCCAAGATCGAGGAAGCCCTTGGTGTCGCCTCTGCTCCCTGACCGGGCTTCCTCGGCGTCAACTCTCAGGCGTCAGCCCTATTAACCGGGCTCAGGCTTGTACTTGGACCTACGCTCGGGTGACCTCTCGCGCTGCGTGTTCGGATCCGCGTCCTGGCCGCAGGCCCGGAGAATCAGCGTGACGAGCTGTGGGTCATATACCGGCTGGATGAGCCGGGCGCCCTTGGTGTAGGTGTTCGGGGGCCTGAAGCCCGCCCGTGCGATCAGCGCCCGGACCATGTCCACGTCGGAGGGCCGCAGCCGAAACCGTAGCTCGAACCCCTTCTTGTACGTCTCCCAGCCTTCGTCACGCTGCCGCTCCACGACCGGGCGCCGGACATGCCCAAACATCGAGAAATACAAGCCGAGGGTCACAACAGCGGACTCATGCGCCTCCACGAGACGAACGCTACGTCGCGCGCGTTGAGTTCGACCAGTTCAGCCAGCAGGAGACCCGCGTCATCCCCCGCCTGAAGGGCCGGGGACCCCTCCTATCACGTTCTCCTCGTAGAGGATCTCCAGGCAGAGATCGATGCACTCGAGGCAGATCGTGACGTCGGGAGCGGCGGCAGGGCGCAACAACATGCGGAACTTCTTGCTGCAGAAGCTGCACCTCTCGGCGTCCTCCTCTGCCTTTGCTAGCAACTCGCCGAGCTGTTCTGCGAGACGCTTTAGTTGCCCGTACTCCTCGGTGGTCGAGTCCCGCAACAGCGTCGTGCGGCTGTTGGAAGCTTGCCCTTCGCCTGCTGCCGAGGTGCCGAGCACGACGCATTCGTTGCAGACGTGGAGGCCCCGCGGCCCCGCAATCATCTTCTTGACGTCGCCGGCGTCGGCGCCGCAGAACGAGCATCGGACCTCGTGCAAGTCGGCAGATGACCGCTCGGTTTGTTGCGTGCCGGAATCGTTGTGTGCCTCTTTGTCACGTGCCATCCCGTCAGGTTCGTCCCGTACGGGGCGCGAATCCACTGCGGGGCCGGATCCGGCCGCGCGCAATGGCCTGACCAAGAGAGGCTCAAACCTCCTGGTGAGGCGCTCTCGGCTGGGCTTGTCCGGGTAGCGCGCGTAGCAACCGGAGTCAGGGGGCGGGGCTGTGCACATCCGAAGACCAGTCCCGCCCATGGCCGCGACCAGCATCGAGCACATCCCCGAGGAGTGGGCCTGCTCGGGCGGGTGCCGGTACGAGCCCAAGTTCGACGGGTTCCGCTGCATCGCCAACGTGAACGATGACGGCGGCGTGCAACTGTGGTCCCGCAACCTCAAGCGCCTCAACGACGCGTTCCCGGAGATCGTGTCCGCCGTTCACGACACGCTCCCGCCGGCCACCGTGGTGGATGGCGAGATCGTCCGCTGGTCCGCCGACGGCCGCCTCGACTTCTCCGCCCTCCAACGCCGCCACGTCGCCGGCCGCCGACGCGCCGACCTCGCGATCACCGAGCCCTGCCACTACGTCGTGTTCGACCTCCTCGAAGCGGCGGGGGAGGACCTGCGGCCTGCGCCGCTGTCCGAGCGCCGCGCCGAGCTCGAGCAGCTCCTGGGCGACCTTCCCGGCACGTCCCGCGTCGTGCTGTGCCCGCAGCTCCGCGACATCGGCGAGGCGCGGCTGTGGTTCGAGCTGCTCGTCGCACAGGGCGTGGAGGGCCTGGTGGTGAAGGCCGCGGACGACCCGTACCGGGAGGGACGGCGCGGCTGGTGGAAGGTCCGGCACCGGGTCACGACCGAAGCGATCGTTGGTGGGGTCACGGGGCCGGTAGATGCGCCATGTACGCTGCTCCTCGGCCGCTACGGGAGCGAAGGCCGGCTGCGTGTAGTGGCGCGATCGACGCCGCTGGAGGCCCGCGACCGGCTGAGGCTGGGTGCCGTGCTCGTCCCGGCGGGCGATGAGCATCCGTGGCCGGTGGAGCTACCAGCCGGCTGGGCGGGCGGCCTGCCCGGCGCAGGGGAGCCGATCCAGTACACGAGGGTCGTGCCCGAGATGGTTGTGGAGATCAGCGCCGACGCCGCAGTGGAGCGCGGCCGGTGGAGGCATGCGGTGCGGTTCGTGCGGCTACGCGCGGAGTTGGATCCGATGCTTGTTCCCAGAGACCTGGGCCTAGAGTGAGGCCCCTCTCCGCTGCTCCTTCCAGTCGAGAATCGTCCCTTCAACTGAGATTCTCACTGATAGGTGCACAGTAGCCCTCTATGGGCTGTTGAGCCTGGTTGGCCTGCGGGGGAGCGAATACGGCGTCAGGCGTAAGTGGAGCTTACTCTAACCCCTTGAAAATCCGATGCTCAACAGACGGTGGCCGCCGCCAGTTGGCGTTCGACTCTTGGAAGGCTCCCACCCAAGCGGCGGCTCGCTGGTTCCGTCGGAGAAGCAGCGACGGCCCCCGGTGGTGGTGCACCGAGAGCCGCCGAGAACCCGAATCCGCTATCTGGAGGTCGAGCTCTCGATGAGCGTACGTCCACTGCTAGGTGAAGCGCAGCCACCGGACCAGGTGTCCATCAGTGTCGGTGCACTGCTGATCGTGTTCATGCTCGTTCTAATCGCCCTTGCGGCCTACCGCGACCCGAAGCTAGCGGCCACGTTTGGCGCAGTGGGTGCGATGGGAGCGCTGTTGGTCGCTCTGGTCCGTTAACCGTCCTCGCACGCGAAGGGCCCGCCGCGCAAGGAGGCGTCGGCGGGCCCGTGCTGTCCCGATACGTGAGACCCGGTCCAGTGCACGCGGGTGGCGCCGGAGGCGGTGGTGGAGATCAGCGGCGATGCCGCGGTGGGGCGGGGGACAGTCGCGGCGCGCGGTCAGGTTCGTGCGGCTGCGGCCTGGTGATGTGCCGATGGGCTTCGGTCTCGGATGACCAGCTACCCGGCGTCTTGTGAGGCGTCGCCCGGGCCTTGCAGGGCGGCGAGGTCCACGTGTTCGGCGACTTCTTCGATATCGCGGCAGTAGGCGACGAGGCGGCCGTATCTGGTGATGAGGAACCAGGATTGGCCGGCGCGGGCGTCGCTGTGGCGGGCCTGGGCGTAGATGAGGTCTGCGTCGTCGAGGGTGACGGCTTCGACGCGCAGGCCGTCCGGGCCGGTCAGGAACCTTGGCTCGGACATGGGGGCAGTCTGCGCGTTCCGATCTCGTCGTTGTAGGCCCAATCGCTGGGCGTGATCGTGCGTGGTCCGGTCGGGGTTGCAGAGGTTGCCGCGCCGGCCCGGTTGACGTAGCTCTCTGTGACCGGCTGGGGAGGCTGGTTTAGGTGGCCGAAGGCTCGCCCTGCCTGCCTGGCTTGCGCTGGTCTGCTGTTAAGCGGTGAAGACGACTCTCGACCTCGCTAATACGGTGTTGACAAGGTTGATACGTAGAGCTACATTGCTAATACCGGAACAACAAGGTTCCGAGGGATCGGGAGGAACCCTGATGACCGTCGACGTGAACGCGGCGTTCTCCGCCGAGAAGACCGGCCAACTCGACGCACAGCGCGCGGCCCGCGAGCAGCAGGTCCAGGCGAACGCTGACCGGGTCGCGTGGCTGGACAACGAGGTCGAGCAGGGCCGCATGGTCCTGGACGGCCCCAACACCTACCGCGTCACGCAGGGCTGGGACGCGGGCGAGGTCTTCACCGTCAACCGGAACCTGGCGGGGCAGATCACCGAGGTCATCGCCGACCACGGCCTCGACACCACCGCCGACGGTGACGCCGCTCTCTACTCCGCCGTCCCCGCCTGGCACGGCCTCGGCAACGTCATCCCCGGCGGCATCAGCGACATCGCCGAGGTCCTGCGCCTCGGCGGGATCGAGTTCGGCGTGGAGAAGGTCGCCGACCAGTACACCTGGAACGGGGAGCTGCGCACCAAGCCGGACTCCTTCATCACGGTCCGCGACGACACCGGCGACGCGCTCGGGAACGTCGGCCGCAAGTACGAGGTCTTCCAGAACCGGCGGCTGTTCACCTTCCTGGAAGACCTGGTCGCCCGCCACGGCGTGATCTGGCAGTCCGCCGGGCCGCTGCGCGGCGGCCGGAAGGTGTTCGTGTCCATGCGCGTCCCCAACGACGTGATCGTCGACCCGGGTGGCCTGGACGACACCGTCCAGCTGTTCATCGTCGCGATCAACTCCCACGACGGGCAGTCCCCGGCTCAGGCCGTCGTCACCCCGTGGCGGCCGGTGTGCGGCAACACCGAGCGGTTCGCCGTCCGCGACGCCGTGTCCCGGTGGAAGATCCGCCACACCTCCGGCGCGCTCGACCGCCTCCACGAGGCCCGCCGCACCCTCGGCCTGACCGTCGCCTACGCCGAGACGTTCGCGGCCGAAGAGACCGCGCTGGCCCGCACGGACCTCGCGATCGCCGAGTTCCACAAGGTGATCTCCGACCTGTGGGACCCGGCCACCGAGGACGACTCCACCCGCACCCGCAACTACGACGAGCGCCGCCGCGAGTGCCTCGACGCCATGTTCCGCGCCGAGGCCGAGCGCGCCGGACGCACGGCCTACGCGGCGGAGAAGGCGGTCACCGACTACCTCGACCACGTCGCGCCCAAGCGCCCCGGCCGGACCCTCACCGAGGAACTCGGCCGCGACCGCGCCCTGGACGTCGTCCGCGCCACCGCCCTGGTGGAGGGCACCGACGACGACCTGAAGACCACCGCGCACCGGCGGCTGCTGACCCTGACCCGCCGCTGACCGGCCGCCCCCCGGGGCCAGGGTGCGGCCTGGCCCCGGGGGGACGGCCCCCACCCCAACACAGGAAAGGGTCTGACCTGCCATGACGACGATGACCGTCACCCCGACCGCGTTCTCCGTCAGCTCCGAGAACACCCCCGGCACCGACTACCACGTAACCGTCGCGCCGTGCGGATGCTGCTACTCCTGCACCTGCCCCGACTACATCCACCGCCACCGCCGCAAGCCCGGCTACGCCTGCAAGCACATCGACACCGCCCGGGACTGGATGGCCAACGGCCCCGACCGTGCCCTCATGCTGGCGAACGCGCTGGTCAGCCTCCTCGCCCAGACCGCCGACCCCTGCGCCGTACCCCGGGCGGCCCGCCCGCCCGCGCCATGCGCGTGCGCCTGCAACTCCGGCGACGGCTGGTGCGGCGGCTGCGGCCACGCCGGATGCGGGCGACGCCGGTGACCGCGCACACCCCCGGGCGGGCGATCCCCGCCCGAGACGAGTTCCGCCGCGACGAACACCTCGTCGAGATCCTCGACGACCGTCCCGACTCCGAGAACCGCATCACCTTCTACGCCTACTGGCACGACGACAAGACGCCCGCCGAGGGCGGCCCGCCCGCCGGTGTACGCGGCCAGATCTACGTCGCCGACCTCGACAAGTTCACCGCCCACGCCGCCAAACGCGGCATCAACGTCAGGAGATGGCCGTGACCATGTGGCACCGCATCCCCGAGCCCCTCATCAACCTCCTGCGCCGCATCAAGCGCATCGAGCACCCCGACGGGTCGTGGCCCGGCGCGGACGTCGTCGACACCGTCACCACCTGGCTGACCGAGCATGGCCTCGACCCCGCCGCCCCGGCCGAGGAGATTCCGCCCGGCGAACCCCGCCGCATCTACCGCCGCACCGTCACGGTGGAGTGCTCCACCCACGTCCCGCTCGACGAGGCCGACCTCGACCACGCCATCACCGGCGCAGTCACCGGCACCGCCGTCCGGGTCGAGCACGCCGACCTCGCTGAGACGTTCTGGATCGAGCTCGACGCCACCGGCATCACCGCCACGCCGCGCTGACGCACCCCACCGGCGCCCGGGGAGGCCAGCAGCCGCTGGCCTCCCCGAGTCCGGCCCGGCGCACGACCAGGCCCCAACCCTGACAGGAGGACCCCCGTGGCCGTCACCACGAACACCGACGTCTACGCCATCAACAAGCTGACCGGATACCTCTTCCCGCAGCTACGCGGCGAGGGCCGCCCGCCCGTCACCTCCGACGACGCGGCCAAGGCCCTCGCGCACCTGTGCGAGGCGGCCTACCACAAGCACTCCGCCGGCGTCCGAGGCGAGGAGGTCCTCGCCGCGTGGGCCAAGACGCCGCCCGACCCGGACCGCACCCTCTGACACGCCCCGCAGGGGCTGATCGCCGGGCGCCGGCCTCGCCGGCGTCCGGCTCGAGCGCCGCCAACATCCTCTGGGGAGACGCTGTGCATCACATCGCGACACCCGCCCCGCCGGCCACCCCTCCGGCCGCGCGGCTTCGTCCCACCGCCCTAGACTTTGTCGATTCGCTGTTGGCAAGGAGAGGTGCGGTGATGGGGGAGGAACGCCCGCTCGGCGACCCGGCCAAGGAATTCTGGACCGCGGCCGACATAGCCGCCTACCTGGGCGTCACCGTCGAAACGGTCCGCGTCTACCGTAGCCGCGGCCGCGGGGAGCTGCCGGCCGAGGACGACCGCTTCGGCCAGTCCCCGGTCTGGCGGCCGGCGACGATCATCAACCACAAGCGTCCCGGCCAGGGCGCGCGCACCGACCTGCAAGACAACGACCGGAAGGCAGGCCCATGACCATGCATCCCGACCCTGAACGCATCGTCGTGCAGGTACTCCTGACCGTCGGTGGCATCGCCGAGGTCGTCACCCCCGAACACGACTACCGGAACCCGCTGCGGGTGCCCGCGGCCGACATCGCGCGCGACGCGGGCCTGCCCGCAAACGAGCTGCCGGGCCGCAAGTTCTACGCCGCACGATCCGGTGACGGGCTGCGCGGCTTCCAGCTGATCGACGATCCGCGGCGCTGACGCTGCACAGCAGAGAAGGGGCCGGCATCCGGGGATTTCCGGTGCCGGCCCCTTCGTCTTCCCTGGCGCAGATTGATTGCTCTGGAAAGGGCTGTTCGTGCGTTGCCGCCCCGGGCTGGGTGCCCGGGGCGGGCTCGGCCTCACTCCAGATCGGGGCCCGAGGTGAGGTGGTCGATCACGACCTCCGCGTGAGCCTGCAGGCGGAGGATGGCGTAGTCCGCGCATTCCAGCCGCCACACGGCGGGGTGGGATTGGTCCAGGGTTCCGAACGTCAGGGCGGTGAGCCAGTCCAGGATCATCCAGACGAGCAGGACCTTGGTCTCCTCCGCGAGGGGGAGGTCCAGGATCATGTCGTGGGACCGGACGATCGCTGCGGCGGCGTCCGCCCCCGTCCACTCCTCATCGATCTTCGCGGGAAGCGAGATCGGGATGGGAAGCATTCCCAGGACCTTGACCATCGCCAGGTAGCCGAGGATGACTTTCTCCCCGATTTCCCGCTGGCGGTCTTCGTGGTCGTCCACCACGAACTCCTCTCTTGAGTTATCAATCTGCGAGTGCCGGTCCGGGGGTCTCACTCCCTGTCCCGACATCACTAACTATACCATAGTTTTGTACCGAGTTGGCAAGGGGAATGCAGGAGTCTCTCACGCATTCTTCGGGGGCCGCCCGCCGCCGACGCCCCGGCCCGGCCGCGCGCGTAGCTGCTCGTCCAAGTCACCGCGCCGCAGATGCACCACGCCGCACACCTCAACGAACCCCGTCAGGCGGCCCACATGGCGTTCCTTGGTCACCGTGGTGTGCGCCACCCCGCGCAGGTCGGCGATGTCCCGCTCGTCCAGCAGATCGTCGGCGTCCCCCGGCGCGGGCAGCGCGGGCAAAGCCCGCCCGTCCCGGTACGCCTCGACCTGGTCCCGGTCGTAGAGCAGCTTGCGCCGCCCGGGATTCAACGGCGCCGGGAACCCGTCCTCGTGCGCGACACCGGCGTTCCGGAACGTCTGGTACGCCAGCCCGAGCAACTGCGCCGCACCCGCGGCGTCCACCGCCGTCCGGCCCGCCGGGATCACGGCATCTCCCCGGCGGCGCGGAAGACAGCGGCCACGCTCTCGTACGGGCGGCTGGTGTCCGGCGCGTACGTCAGGCACGCGGCCGGCCCCTGGTCGTCGCGGACCTCGAACCAGTACCGGATGTGACTGGTGCCTTCCCCGTTCGCCGCAGCCTGCTCGTGCCTGCGGCGGCATGCGTCGTCGAGCTGGTCGAGCGCGTCATCGATGCCGGACGCGTCGCCGATCATCACGGGCGGCTTGTTGGTCTGCCAGATCTCGAACATGTTGGCCTCCTTCGCTGCCGGGCTGCTTCTCACTGTGCTAGGTGCGGTGGGTCGTGCGGGTGTCTGTGCGGATGTGTGGAAAACCGTTGGGCCCGGGAGCGGGGCGGGCGTTTGGCCCGCCCCGCCGTCCGTCAGAGGCGACCTTCCTGGAACAGCCGTTCGGTGATCCGGGACTCGGCGATGGGCTCGAAGCTGTCCACCGGTGCGAGCTGCCAGAGTTCGCGGCCGAGGTCGTACACCGACCGCCAGATCCGGCATTGCTCCTGCAGGGCCGCCCGGTCGTCACAAACGGTCGTGAGCCGCCCGACCTTGACGACGACCTGGCCGCAGCCGCTGGGGCTCTGGCGAGGTGACTTGCCAGGACCACCGGGGTCGGCTGGGCCCACCTGAACCTGACCGCCGAGTAGATCGTCGGTGTGCCCTGCCGGTACAGGCGGGCCGTCTTGGGGGTGGTCATCACCCGGTTCCCGATGATCCGGGCCTCGACCCACGCCTTGAACAGGTCGCGTGCGGCCCACTTGTCCGCGACGGTGATGACCACGCCCGGCATCAGGATCTGGATGAACGTCTGGACGATCTCGACGACACCCTCGTACGGTCCCGCGTGCCGGACCGTAAGGGACGCCTCGTGCTCGGCCGTGTAGTTCCCCACGGTTCCTCCACTGTTGATTTGTCAATCTGCGAGTGCCGGGGTCCGGGGTCTCACTCCCTCGTCCTGACACTTATAACTATACCATGTTTCTGTACTGACTCAAGACCTTCTGCGACAGGAATCTTTAGCCGGTTTTCTATGCCGCCCTACTTGCCATCACGGTACAGAACTGTGGTATAGTTAGTGATGTCGGGACAGGGAGTGAGACCCCCGGACCGGCGCTCGCAGATTGACAAATCAACAGTGGAAGGAAGACCGATGGAGGACCACAACCGGGCCATCGAGGCCGCGAAGCTCCGTCTCCTCGCCACCTACGGGCTGGTGATCAAGGCGCTGCAGATGCTGCCCATCCCCATCGAGGTTCCCGCCGTCCTGGACAGCATGTGGACGGCCGAGATCCACGAGAGCCTCACCCGCACCTACGACCTCCTGAACGACCTCCCCATGCAGGAGCCGCTCAGGGCCCAGGTCAAGGTGATGGTGATCGACTGGATCTCCGCCGCCGACTACCTGTTCGACGCGCAGGAGGAATTCGCGGACTGGAAGACCGACTTCGCGCTCATCCAAGCCGAACGAATCACCGCCAGCTGGCACCTCGTGAAGGCGATGCACGACCGGAAGTGACCACCCGCCGCCCCGGCACCCAGCCGGGGCGCCCCCCTTCCCCTGCGAAACAACCTGCGAGCACAAGAAACGGGGCCGGCGGTACAGGCGCGAACGCCTGGTGAGACACCGCCGGCCCCATCGCAGATCGACCTCAACAGGGAGGCTCACTCCAGGATACGCCGCAGCCGGCCGCGCCCACAGCCCACCAAGCCGAGAACGCCAGCCGGCACACCCGGCCGCCGGCCGCCGGCCGCCGCAGCCGCGCATGACGCATCATGAACCTTGTGATCGTCAGACGAGTTCCGGGCGGGATCCTCGCCGACCGTGAAGCGCTGTCGGTGGAACACGGCCGCTCACAGGCCACCATCCGCGCGCGATGCACGCCCGTGGCCTGCGACATCGGCACCCGCAGAGCCCTCTACTGGTCGCACGAAGTACGCGAAATGACCCTCGCCACACCGAAGCGGCGTCGGAAACTTGCGGAAACGGACGCCCTTATAGCACCCTGATCGCAGTACCACCCGTATCTTCAGAGCCCGGCCACCGCGCCGGGCTCGCGCACGTTCAGACCCCCGCCATTCCTCTGCGAAAGCCCGACGCGACACCCCGGCTTCCGCGGGCTCAGCTTCCGGCGGCGCGGTTCCTCCGCTTCGACGCCGCCACGGCGACGAGCAGCACGAGACCGGCCACGCCGAGACCCCGCGACGCGTACGCCGGCCCGGATCGCGCCGCCTCGCACCGGTCGTCGACCGCCTCCACGGCGACGAGCCCGGCGCCGGTCGCGTCGGTGACGACGTCGTAGGTATCGAATGCGTAGGTAGGGCGCAGCGCCGATCCGCAGCTGGCCGTGCCGACGCCGACGTTGGCGTGGACCGGCCAGAACCCGACCGCGATCGCGAGGATGAGCGCGCCGGTCGCGGCGAGGCCGAGGGCTCGTGCGTTGTTCACGTCCCGCATCCTCCAGCCGAAACGGCCGGGCTGCGCAGCCTCGGCCGGATGAGGCCAGATCGGACAACCCGGGCCGGCGGTCGCGCGACGTGCCCGCCCGGGCGCCATCCACACCGAAAGGCCCGCGAAGCCATGCCCGACACCACCACCGCACCCGCCGCCGAAGCCCCGTACCTGACGCTCCGCTCGGAGAAGGTCCAGACCCTCCCCGACATGGCCCGCGCCGAGGTGCTCGGCTGGCTGCAGGACGCGACGCCCGACCCGGACGTGGTCTACCGCGTCACCTTCGACCCGCGCGCCGGTGCCACGGCCCCGTTGTACGTCACCGAGATTGAGCGGGACGACTCGTCCCCGGTCCTGGCCCGCGTCCATGTCGTCCCCGGCGCCGGCGCGCCCCCGCTCCCGGTACACCTGCGCGACCTGTTCGACCCCTGCGACGACATCCTCTGACCGCCTCACCGAGGCGCCGGGGGTGAATCGTGGCTGTCGACCTCGCATGGGAGTACGCCGCCCGCCAGTTCGACCCGCCCCCGGTCAGCCCGTACCTGGGGAACCCGGTCGGCTGGATGACCGAGAGGCTCGGCGCGCACCTGTGGTCGAAGCAGCGCGAGATCGCCGAGTCCGTAGTGGCGAACAAACGCACGGCGGTGAAGTCGTGCCACAACGCCGGCAAGTCGTGGATCGCGGCGCAGATCGCGGGCTACTGGATCGACGTCCACCCGCCCGGCGAAGCTTTCATCGTCTCCACCGCCCCCTCGTATCCGCAGGTGCACGCGATCCTCTGGGAAGAGATCCGCAAGACGGCCAAGAACCCGCAGGGTGATCCCCTACCGGGCCGAGTCCTGCAGAGCGACGAGTGGAAGCTCGACGACGGCACCCTCGTCGGATGGGGCCGCAAACCCGCAGACACCGACCAGCACGGCTTCCAGGGCATCCACCGCAAGTACGTCCTGGTCATCCTCGACGAGGCGTGCGGCATCCCCGAGCAGCTCTGGACCGCGGTCGAGGCGATCACGACCACCGACACGTGCCGGATCCTGGCGATCGGGAACCCCGACGACCCCAACACCGAGTTCGGGAACGTCTGCAAACCCGGCTCCGGCTGGAAAGTCATCCGCATCTCCGGGCTCGACACCCCGAACTTCACCGGCGAGGAAGTCCCCGACGCCGTCCGCGAGCTGATGCTGTCCCCCGAGTGGGTGGAGGACAAGCGGCGCCGCTGGGGTGAGAACTCCCCCCGCTTCATCTCCAAGTGCCTTGGCGACTTCCCCGAGATCGGCAACGACACCCTGATCTCGCCGCGCTGGATCGAGGCCGCGCAGGCCCGCGCGTTGGAACCCGGCCCGTGGTCGGTGCTCGGCGTGGACGTGGCCCGGTTCGGCTCCGACGAAACGATCCTCGCGCTGGCCCGCGGCCCGGTGGTCAGGATCGTCGGGGAGCACGCCAAGCTCCGCACGACCGAGACCACCGGCCACGTGATCGTCGCCAAGGGCGAGCACGGCGTCGACGAGATCCGCGTGGACGGTGTCGGCGTCGGATCCGGCGTCGTCGACCAGCTCCTCGAAGCCGGCCACGACGTGGTGGACATGCAGTCAGGCGCCGCCGCGCTCGACTCCGAGCACTACGCCAACGCCCGCGCCGAGTGGTGGTGGGGCCTGCGGCAGCGGTTCGAGGACGGCGACATCGACATCGACCCCGACGATGACGAGCTCGCCGCGCAGCTCGGCACGGTGAAGTACAAGTACACCGCCCGCGGCCAGGTGCTGATCGAGTCCAAGGACGACATGAAGAAGCGCGGCGTCCCGTCTCCGGACCGGGCGGACGCGGTGATGCTCGCCAAGGCCCACGTGTTGCCGCCGGAGGAGCTAGTCGAGGACGAGGACCTGGACGACGAGATCGGCGGCTACTCGATCAGCGACTACTAGCGCGGGAGGTGGCCGTGACCGTCCTCGATCGCCTCCAGGAAAGCGTCCAGGGGCTCTACGACCGGGCCACCGGCCGGTCCGCGCGGCTGTGGCTGGCCGAGTCGGCGCGGGCCGAGCGGGAAATGCGGCTCCACCTCGAAGAGACGATCTCGGACCTCGAAAACCGGATGAACGAGCCGGGCTGGCAGCGGCTCACAGCCCTGGCGGACCAGGAGTTCAGCCGCGAGGGGCTGCGGCAGATCACGGCCGTCTGCCGGATCATGGCGATCAAGAACAGCCTGATCAAACGGGGACTGTCGCTGCGCGCGAGCTACATCTGGGGGCAGGGCGTCCAGACGTCCGCCCGCGCCCAGGGCAAACGGCCGGGGGAGCAGGACGTCAACGCCGTCGTCCAGCGGTGGCTCGACGACCCGTCGAACCGGCGGACGTTCACCGGCCTCGGTGCGTGCGAGGACCTGGAGCGGGCGCTCGGGAGCGATGGAAACCTGTTCTTCGCGCTGTTCACCCGCCCGAAGACCGGCCGCGTGCAGGTGCGGACGCTGCCGTGGGACGAGATCACCGACGTCATCAGCAACCCGCAGGACAGGTCCGAGCCGTGGTTCTACCGGCGGGAATGGTACGAGGAGGAGCAGACCGGCTCCGGGGTCGTCGACCGGCGCCGCATCGCCTATTACCCGGCGCTCGGGTACCGGCCCCGCCTCCGTCCCCGCAAGCTGTCGTTCCCGGGGCACGGCGACGGCGGCCTGGTCGAGGTGCTATGGGACGCGCCCGTCCTCCACGTCGCGGTCAACAGCCCGCTGCACTGGAAATGGGGCATCCCCGACTCCTACGCCGCCGTGGACTGGGCACGCGCCTACACCGAGTTCCTCACGGACTGGGCGCGGCTGATCAAGGCCCTGTCGCGTTTCGCGTGGAAGCTCACCACGCCCGGCCGTAAGCAAGCGCAGGCCCGCGCCCGCATCGGCGCCACACCCTCCCACGATCGGCTCTCGGGCGAACCGAACACCGCCGGCGCGACGGCGCTACTGCCGCCGGACATGGCACTGGAATCCGTCCCCAAGTCCGGCGCGACGATCGACAGCGAGTCCGGCCGCCCGCTCGCGGCGATGATCGCGGCCGCCCTGGACCTGCCGGTCACGATGCTGCTCGGCGACCCCGGCGTCACCGGGAACCGAGCCACCGCCCAAACCCTTGACCAGCCGACCGAGCTGGCCATGCAGATGCGCCGCGAACTGTGGACCGACGTCCGCCGCACCATCCTCGACTACGTCATCGACCAGGCCGTGAAGGCACCCATGGGCCCCCTGCGCGGCACGATCACCCTGGACGAGGACGGCCGCGAGGTCATCGAGCTGGACGGCGACACCGACCGCACCGTCGACATCACCTGGCCCGACCTCGACGACATCGATCCGCTACAGGTGATCCAGGCGATCACCACTGCGGACGGAACCACCTACATCCCGCCGCTGGTCGTGGTCCGGCTACTGCTGGAGGCCCTCGGCCTGAAGAACGTCGACGAGATCCTCGACCAGGTCACCGACGACAACGGCGAGTTCCTCTCGCCCAGCGGCGCGCTCGGCGCGGCCGGGCAGGCAGCGATCGACGCGTTCAACCGCGGTGAGGACCCCGCCGCCGCAGTCGGCGGCCGTGACCGCGGCGAACCCACCAGCGCCGACGACGACCCCGAGGACGAGAACGCACGCCGACCCGAGCCCGCGAACGCCTGACCACGATGCCGGTCACCGCGGCCTCCCTCGATGCCGCATCCGCGGACCGTGCCGCTACCGGCGACCGGATCGACCAGGTCACCCGCGACCTCACCGCAGCGTGGGCCACCACGTGGACCGCGCAGGAAGCACAGCTCGGGTCAGTGCTCGCCGGTCTCCTCGCCGCGGCCGGGGCATGGCCGACCCGCCGGCAGCTCACCGCGTCGTTCCGGCTGCAGATCACGATCGCCATGCTGCAGCAGACATTCGTGCGGCTCGCCGACCGTGCCGCGTCCGTCATCGGCGCGGCGGCCGAGGCCGCAGCCCGGGAATCCGCGGCCGCGCAGGCGAGGATGATCGCCGCGCAGCTCCCGCCCGGTGTGACACTCGCCGACGGCGCCGCGACCGTCACCGACGACCAGATCGCCGAGATCGCGCGCCGCGCCGCGCAGTCGGCGTCCGCGACCCTGCGGGACCTGCCGGGCGAAGTCGTCGGCGCCGTTCAGGGCGAGATCATCCACGGGCACGCCGACCTTGCGCGCGCAGTCGCGCAGGTCCTCGCCGCCGCCCGCCGGCACACATCCGCATCGCTCGCCCGGGTCCTGCTCGTCGCCCGCACCGAGATCATGGACGCTCACCGCGCCGCAGCCCAGGCCGCGCAGGACTCGGCCGCCTCCCTGCTCACCGGCTGGCGGTGGATTTCCGAACTGTCCTCGACGACATGCCCGGCGTGCTGGTCGATGCACGGCACCGACCATCCCCTCACCGAGCCCGGGCCGCTCGACCACCCAGCCGGCCGGTGCCGCCGCGTCCCCGTCGTCAAGCCGTGGGCCGACCTCGGCCTGCCCGGCACCGCACCCGCAGACGCCACCCCGGACGCCGAAACCGTGTTCCGGGCGCTGCCGCGCGCCGACCAGCTCCGCATCATGGGCCCCGGCCGCCTCCACCTCCTCGACACCGGCCAGATCACCTGGTCCGACCTCGCCCGCCGCCGCGACAACCCTGGCTGGCGCCCGTCCTTCACCGTCGCACCGCTCCGAGACCTCACCTGAGGAGAACTCTGTGGCCACCCGCAAAGCCCCTGCCAAGACGCCCGCCAAGGCCAAGACCGAGGACGAGACCCCGGCCAAGGACGCCACGCCGACCGAAGCGCCGTCCGGCCCGGCGTCCGAAGCAGGGACCGAGTCCGGGCTCGCCGAGCAGGCCGCGCAGATCGCCGCCGACGCCCGCGCCCTCGCCACCGGCACCCAGCAGGCCATCAGCGACCTGAACACCCGCTGCGTAGCCCTGCTCCGCGCTGACACGGGCGAGCACCCGGCGTCCACCGGCGGCGTGCAGCGCCTACCGATGGCGGCCACGGACCTTCTCCGCGCTCTGCGCTCGTACGGGGCCGTCGCCGCCGAGCTGGCCGCCGCCGCGCGGCGCTGACCGGCCGCCCCCGACCACGCAGATGGAGGTCTGACCATGGACCGGCTCACGCTGAACGAGGCGTCCCCGGCCACCACCCTCGCCCCGCGCGGCACCGGCACCGGCCGGTACCGCGCGCTGCTTATCCGCGAAGGCTGGGGCTCGTCGGGCTACTACCCGCGCGAGGTCCTCGAGCGGGACGGGCCGAAGTGCTGGCCGGCCGGGACGCAGCAGTACCTCAACCACCCGACCCAGACCGAGCAGATCGAGCTGCCCGAGCGCAAGGTGCAGGACTGGGCCTCGGTCATCGTGACCGACCCGGTCTGGGACGAGGCCGAGCGGGGCCTGGTCGCCGAGGTCGAGGTGTTCCCGCAATGGCAGGGCCTGCTGAATAAGAAGTTCGTCGAGCGCGTCGGGCTGTCGATCCGTGCACTCGGGGTCGCTGAGCATGGTGAGGTCGACGGCCGTGAAGGCCCGATCGTGAAGTCCCTAACCGAGGGGATTTCCGTCGACTGGGTCACCCAGGCGGGCGCCGGTGGGCGCGTGCTTGAGCTGATCGAGTCCGCTCGGGGACAGGCCGACGAGAGCGCTCAGATCGCTCGGCTCTGGGAGGCCAAGTACGACGCCGGCCAGCTGAAGGCGATGCTCGCCAAGGGTCAGGCGATGAAGAACGACGAAGGCGAGCCCAGCTACCCGATCGCGGACGAGCAGGATCTCCGCAACGCGATCCGCGCGGTCGGCCGCGGCGGCGCCGACCACGACAAGCTCCGTGCCCACATCACCCGCCGCGCGAAGGCCCTGGGGAAGATCGACCTGCTCCCTGCCGACTGGGCCTCGGCGAAGGCTCCGACGGCAGCGAAGGAGTCGGCGGAGCCGCCCACCCGCGATGAGCTCCGGGAGGCCGGCGCGACGATCGGCGGCCGCCTTGAGGCGCGGATCCATACCGCGTGGACGGTGATGGCGGACGACCTGTACTGCGACGGGCGCCTCACCCGCGAGGAGCGGATCACGTTGTCGTCAGCGTTCGGGGACGCGCTCGGAACCTTCGTGGGCAGGGTCGAGAAGGACGCGCCTCAGCTCTACCAGCGCGGCCCCTGGTCGTTCCCGTCCGACGAGAACGGCGAAGAGGCGCCGGTGTCGGAGGCCGACGCCAAGAAGAAGCCGCCGTTCCCGCCCTTCACCAAAAAGAGCGACGACGACCCCAAGGACTCCGGCGACGACGCCGGCCGGGACGTTCCCGACGACGAAGACGACGAAGACGACGAGGACGACCCGAAGGCCGCCAAGAAGGCCAAGACCGCGCCGGGCAGCAAGCCCGCGCCCAAGAAGATGAAGGAGGGCGCGATGCCCGAGATCAGCGACGAGCAGCTCAAGGTGCTCAACGAGGCCGCCGACACCAAGACCCGCCTCGACGAGGCCATCGGCAAGCTCGACCAGGCCACGCAGCTCATCGAGACGCAGGGCAAGCAGATCGGCACCCTGGAGACCCGGCTCGCCGAGGCCGACAAGCGCGACCGCGCACGGGACAACTCCGAGCGCGCCCGCACCCTGTGCTCCGAGGCCCTCGCCACGTCCGGGCTCCCGACGCAGGCGCACCCGCGCGTCCTGCGCGAGGCCACTGTCAGCCTGCCGATCGGCGACGCCGGCGTCCTCGACGAGACCAGGTTCGACGAGGCCGTCAAGGCCGCGATTCAGGGCGAGAAGACCTACCTCGCCGAGCTGGACGAGGCCCGCGGCTACGGGTTCCCGCGCGGCCTCACCTCCGACCCGACCCCGTCCGGCGAAAGCGACGGCGACCTGGACAAGGCGCTCGCCGAGTCGCTGGAGGACATCGGCATGAACGCCGACGAAGCCAAGATCGCGGCCGCGGGCCGCTGACAGGAGATCAGCACAGATGGCCAAGAACGAGATCTTCAAGGACGGCGATGACCTGTCGGTCACCGTGTCGCACCCCACGTCCCCGGTCTCGGGTGACCCGGTGCGGTACGGCGAAATCGTCGGCGTCGCCACCACGACCGAGGACGCTGACAGCGGCAAGACGTCGGTCACGTTCAAGGGTGTGCACCTGCTGAGCGTGAAGGGCACGACCGGGTCGGACTCGGCCGTCGCGCCCGGCGACAAGCTCTACTACGTCGACGCGAACACCCCGCCCATCTCCAAGACCACCTCGGGCAGGTTCGTCGGCTACGCCTTCGAGGCTCCCGGCTACTCCGGCACTCTCGTCGCCGCCGGCGCGACCGCCACGATCCCGGTCCGCCTGTCCAACTGACCGCCCGCCCGCCTTACCGGACGCCGGTCCTCCTTCTCCTCGCCTCCGCGCCCACGGCCCGGGGGCTTTTTCATGCCCCGGCGCGGAGCGCCCGCAGCAAAAAGGAACCGCTCATGGAACTGCTCGACCTGATCGAGAGCTACAACCACAGGGACGCCTCCGAGCGCACCCTGTACGCCCGGGAGGGCCGCCGGGTCCGCGGCGGCCGCAACGACCCCAAGTACAAGCGGGCCCTGGTCGAGGCCACCCGCCTGTACGGCGCCGTCCTGAAGGGCGACGTCAAGGTCGACCGCCTCCAGGAGGCGATGACCACCTCGGATTTCCAGTACCTGTTCGCCGACATCCTCGACCGGCAGCTGCTCGCCAAGTACCAGCACCGGAACGTGATGTGGGACCGGATCGCGCGCCGCGGCAGGGTCCGCGACTTCCGGAAGGTCAAGCGGTTCACCCTCGACGGCGGCGAGGCCGTCCTCGACGAGGTGCCGCAGAACACCGAGTACCCGGCCGCGGCCGTCACCGACGGCAAGTACGAGTACTCGGTCAAGAAGTACGGCAAGCGCCTCCCCTTTACGTGGGAGGACTTCATCAACGACGACCTGGACGCGCTGCGGGACATGCCCGACCGTCTCGCCAACTCCGCCCGGTTCTCCGAGGAGAAGTTCTTCACCAGCCTGTTCGCGGAGTCGACCGGGCCCGACTCGGACTTCTACAGCACCGGGAACAAGAACATCGTCACCGGCAACCCCGCACTGGCGATCCCGGGCCTGAACACCGCCTTCAATGTGCTGGCGGCGCAGAAGGACACAGACGGCAACCCGATCTACATCAACGCCGTCACTCTCGTCGTGCCGCCCGCGCTGGAGATCACGGCGCTGAACATCATCAACGCCACCGAGATCCTCGCGGCGGACGGCGGCGGCGATGGCACCGGCAACAACCAGCTCCGCGTCACCAACTGGATGCGCAACCGCGTCACGCTGGTCGTGGACCCGTGGCTCCCGATCATCGACACCACCTCGGGGAACTCCGCCTGGTACCTGTTCGCCGACCCGTCGGTGGGCCGGCCCGCGATGGAGATCGGTTTTCTCGTCGGCCACGAGACCCCGGAGCTGTTCATGCAGTCCCCGAACGCCGTCCGGGTGGGCGGCGGCACGGTCGACCCGATGGACGGCGACTTCCGCACCGACGCGATCGACTACAAGGTCCGGTACGTGTTCGGCGGCACCAAGATGGACCCCAAGTCCTCGGTGGCCTCCACCGGCGCCGGGTCGTGACAGCCCTAGGCGGGCGTGATCGGTGGCTGCAGTGAGTGCGCTGCCGCCACCGATCTCGGTCACCGACCACTACCTGGCCGCGATCCACGACCGGCTGGGCGAGATCTGCGACCGGCTCCCCGCCAAGGCGGAACAGCCGGCCGAGGGGCAGCCGGTGGAACTGCGCGAGCCCGCGCCACCACCGGCCACCCCGCCCCGCCCGCTCACCGAGCCGGCTCGTCCGGCCCGCAAACCACCAGCCCGCAAGGCGGCGGCACGGACGCCGCCGCGCACCCGAACCAGGAAGGGCACCTGACATGGGCCTTACCGCCAAGGGCGAATCGGGCGGCCTCGCCACCCTCGACGCCGACGGCCACGTCCCCGCCGAGCAGCTCGGCGACGCGGGCGGCTTCTCGCAGGGCGCCGCTGTCAGCGATGTCGCCGCGCTCACCTCCTCCGCAGCGTCAGGCGGGGAGGCGCCCACCGAGGCCGAGTACAACGCGCTGCGAACCGACGTCGCCGCGATCCGGACGACGGTCAACGCTCTCCTGGCGTCGCTGCGCGCCGCCGGGCAGATCGACACCTGATCGGAAGGGGCAGGCGTTGGCCATCGACTACACCAGCGACCTCGGCCGGGTACGCCTGCTGATCCCCGACACCACCGAGGACGCGTTCCTGCTCACCGACGAGCAGATCGACACGTTCCTCGCCCTGGCGCGGCACCGGCACACCGCTGATCAAGCGGGCCGCCGCGAGCGCACTGGAGACCATCGCCTCCTCCGAAGCGCTCGTCAGCAAGAAGCTGCGCGACAAGGACCTGCAGACCGACGGCCCGGCCGTCGCCAAGGAACTCCGCGACCGCGCAGCGAAGCTGCGTGACGAGGCCGACCAGGACGAGGACAACGACCTCGCCGACGGCGGTGGCCTGGACATCGTCGATTTCGTCGACCCGTTCACCCGCCGCTGGGGGCCCGAGGCCACCGAGCCGGAGGCATACTGATGCCGCTGCCCACGACCCGGGTGTTCCCGCCGGACTGGTCGCAGCACCACCGGCCCACCGCGACCGACACCATGACCGGGCAGTGCACCATCACCCGCGGCGGCACGCAGATCTACGCCGGCGCGTGCCGGGTCATCGCCGACGGCTCCAACGAGGTCGCGATGATCGGCGATCAGAAACTCCTGGTCGTCCGGTACCTGGTCACGGTCCGGTACGACACCAACACCGTTGAGCCCGGCGACGTCGTCACTGTCACCGCTGCCGTCGACGGCGGCCTGGTGGGCCGCGAGCTGATCGTCAAGCAGGTCCGGTACGGCACCCAGCAGTGGGAGCGGGACCTGTACGCCGACGACGAAGGCGCCGGCCTGCCCGTCCTGTCCGACGAGGTCACCATCGTCCGCGCCCCGCTCGTCACCGGGTACGGCAACAGCCTCGTCTACGACTGGGACAACGCCGCCCGCACCACCGTCGCAGCCGGGCTGCAGCCGGGAACCTCGACGGAGGAGACCGGCGCCCGCGACAAGGTCACGAGCTTCTACACCTGCTTCGTCCCCGCCGGCACCGACGTGCGCGTGACCGACCGCATCGAGTGGGACGCCCGCGCGTGGGAGATCGACGGCGAGCCCCGCGCGTGGCCTCAGCCCGAAACCGGGACCGGCCACCACATCGAACTCCGGCTCCGCATCGACCTGGGCGGCTGACCACCAGCACAGCCCCGCACTCTGGAGAAAGGTGGGCCACCGTGGCACGCACAGCCCTGACGCCGCAGCCGTTCGTGACCGCCGGGCTCGTCCCGACGCCGGTCACCCCGGACGCCGAGGGCGTCTCGTTCCGCAACAACGGCAAGATGATCCTCAAGGTGATCAACGGGTCCGTATCCGAGATCACCGTCACCCCGAAGATCGCCAAGACCGTCGAGGGAGTCACACCAACGTCCCCGGGCCGCACCGTCGCCGCCGGCGCGACGAAGTACCTCGGCCCGTTCGACGAGGAGAACTACCGGCAGCTCGCCTCGACCGCGGTGATGTACGTGGACTTCTCCGCTGTCGCCGACGTCGAAGTTGCGCTGCTCCAGCACCCGTAGAGGGGGCCGTGGTGGCGGTCTGGACGTTCAACCACACGGAGCTCGAGCGGCTCGTCGTGCACCCGAAAGTGCAGGCCGACCTGGACCGTCGCGCCGAAGCCGGACGCGCCGCCGCCGACGCGGTGTGCCCGCGCAGCGAGGATGGCCGCAACGGCAACCCGGCCGGACACCTGGCCTCCACCGTCCGCGTCGAGAAACGCGGCCCGGCCCGGCGGATCCTGTACGGCAACGACACCACCGCCTGGTACGCGCCCCTGATCGAGTGGGGCACCCGCCCGCACATCATCCTGCCCCGCAACGGCCGGTACCTGCGGTGGGTCGACCCGGGCACCGGCCGGGTCATCTACGCCCGGATGGTCCGCCACCCCGGCACCCCCGCCTACCGCGTGATGTCCGGCGCCGCGCTGCAGGCCGCCCGCAACGGATAGAAGGAGAGACCCGCGTGAAACTTCACGTCACCGCCTGGCCCCGCATCAACGGCCAGAAGCACCAGCCCGGCGACGAGGTCGACGTCGACGACCTGGCGCTGGCGCGGATGCTGATCCGTGAGGGGCAGGCCCGCGAAGCCGGGACCCCGGAGCCGCTCGCCGGCGGGCCCGCCGCGTCGCAGAGGGCCGCGCAGGTCGACGCGGGGCTCGCCGGTGAGCCCACCCAGCCCGCAGGCGACGGCGCAGCAGGTGCCGACGGCGCAGATGCCGGCGCGGCGGGGGAGGAGGGGCCGTCGGCCAAGCCCGGCCGCGGCGCCTCCCACGCCGACTGGGTCGCCTACGCGACCGGGCAGGGCATGGAAGCCGACGCCGCAGAGAAGATGAGCCGCGCCCAGCTCAGCGCCCACTTCGCCGGCTCCTGACCGAGGAGTAGCACGGGAGGGGAGCCGCCGTGCCGCAGCAGGAGTTCCCCGACGTCGAGCCGATCATCGTCGCCTACCAGCTCGACCTGGTCCCGTCAGTGCATTCCTGCCTGGAGCTGCCGCCCGTCGCCGAGTTCAACTCCCGGCTGCCCGTAGCGCAGTACACCCGCATCGGCGGGAACGCGACCCGCCGCACCTGGGCCGACGGCTACCTCACCGACCGGGCCCGTATAGACGTCGACGTGTACGGCGGCTCCCGCCAGCAGGCCAACCTCGCGGTGAAGGAACTGCGCGCCGCGCTGCTCGGCATCGGCGGGACCGTCCGCGACGGCGCCGGGTTCAGCGACCCCGAAGAGGTCGCCGGGCCGGGCCGCCGCCCCGACGCGAGCCAGAACATCACCCGGATCGGGTTCACCGTCGCCGTGACGGTCCGGTCCATCGGCCCCTGACGGCCGCCCCGTAAGACCCGCGAATCCTGAGACCCGCCCTGGTCGGCGGGCGTTTCCGCATGCCCGCAAGAAGGGGGATTTGCTGTGGCCAACACCGACAACATCACCGTCGGCGCGAAGGGGTTCGCGTACTTCGGGGAGGTCGGCGTGACCGCGCCGACCGACATCGCGACGGCGTGGGGCACCGGCTGGGAGGACGGCGGGATCATCCTGGACGACGGTCTCACCGAGGCCCTCAACGAGGACGAGACCACCTTCATGGGGTGGGGCTACAACGGCCCGGTCCGCATCGAACCGAAGTCCCGGACGATCACCTTCAAGCTGACGCTGACCGAGACCACGGCCCGGGCGCTCAGCCTCTACTACTCGGTGCCGATCGCCGACATGGCCACCGTAGGCGCCGGCGCCGACATCGGCGTGCAGTTCGACGACCCGGAGACCGCGCAGGCGATCTACGTGGCGCTCGGCCTCGACGTCATCGACGAGCAGACCGGCCGCCAGTTCCGCTACGTCGTCCCCAGGGCGAAGGTCTCCGACCGCGACAACATCGAGGACAAGGCCGACTCGCTGCACCAGTACGGCCTGACCATGACCGCGATGGTCCCCACGACCGGCGGCACCCCGGTGAAGCGGTTCGTGTCGAAGGTTCCGCTGCCCACCTGATGAGCCGGCGGCCGGGGAGTTCCTTCGCGGGTCTTCGCCCCGGCCGCCACCTTCCTCCAAGGCCCGCGATGAAGATCCGCGAGGAGCAGCATGGGCAAGCCGAACAGCAAGCGGTTCCGTCTGTCGCAGATGCGCCAGCAGCGCGCCAGAGCACTCGGCGGCGAGTACGTCGAGATCGAGGACGACGACGGCAACGTCCTGGTCCAGATTCCGCGCATGGCGTTCTGGGACGCCGAAACCTACGAGGACGTCGTCGAGACCGGCGTCGCGGTGAGGGACCTGGCGACCCTCGAACGGATCATGGAACCGGCCGAGTTCGCCAAACTGAAGGCGCTCAAGCTGCAGCTCGGCGACATGCGCGACCTCCTCCTAGAAGTCATGAAGGACGTCAAGCGCCCGGAATCGCAGGGCTCCTCCACGCCGTAGAGGAGCACCCGTCAAAGCTGCACGCCGACTTCGCGCACTACTTCCCCGGCCAGAAAGACCCCCTCATTGGGTGGCGAGCCGGGAAAGTGCCGCTCATCGAACTCGCCTCGTACTACGGGTGGCTGCCGGAGGAATCGGCGACCAAGGCCGCCCAGGCCGGCGACGAGAAGGGCCGCCGCTGGTCCGAACGGGAATGGATGCAGGCCGCGCAGATCACCTACCTGCAGACGGTGATCCAGGTCCTGTGGGTCGGGCTGCGTTTGAAGGGCCGCCCGCCTAAGACCGCGCCCGTGCGGGCCCCCGTCTACGCGCGCCCCGAACCCACTCCTGAGGAGCAGGCCAAACAGGCCGCGCACCTCGCGCGGGTCGCGGCGCTCCGCAAGTACAGCCCGTCCCATCAGCAGCCCCCGGCGGACGACCCACCGCCCTGACGAACCGCCCGGGGGGTGCCGTGGCCGAGCAGGACGGCGGCTCCGTCGGCATCGACGTCGTTCCGCGGATCAGCGCGGCGGCGTGGGGGCAGGAGATCCAGCGGCGCCTGGACCCGACGGTGAACCGGGCCGGGCGGGCCCTCGGCCGCACACTCGCCGACGGCATGAAGTCGGGGTTCGCGCCCCGCCGCCTCGAGGAGGCGATGCGGGACGCGACGCCCCGCCTGGAGGTCGCCGCGGGCAGGCTCGGGCGGCGGCTCGGCGCGCAGATCGCCCGGTCGGTCAAGGCCGAGCTTGAGCTGAAGCTCCGGAACCTCCCCGAGGCGAACATCCGCGCCCGGGTCACCATCGACCCGGCGTCGCTGGCGCGGGTCCGGCAGGAACTCGGAAGCCTCGGCCCGTTCAATGTCACCCTCAACGTCGACGCCGACACGGCCGCGGCGCGCGCCGAGATCGCCCGGCTGCAGGCCCAGGTGCGGCTGCTGTCGCAGTCCAGCGTCAACATCAATGTCACCGCCAACACCTCCCGCGCCAGCCGCAACCTGGTCATCCTCGGCGCGCAGATGGCCGCGCTGGCCTCGATCCCGCTCGGCGCCGTCCTCGCGGCGGGGATCGGGTCGATCGCGGCATCGGCGACCGCGGCCGCGGCTGGGATCGGCGGGATCCTCGCCGTCGCGATCCCCGGCGTCCGGCGGGTGTCCGAAGCGCTGCAGGCGCAGAAGACCGCCGACAACCAGGTCGCGGCCTCCACCCGCGGCCGCACCACCGCGCTGAACGCCGGCACCATCGCCACGCTCCAGGCGCGGCAGCAGGCCACGCAGATGGCGCAGGCCGAAAGGCAGGTCACCCAGGCGCAGCAGGCCGCGCGGCAGGCGCAGCGGGACCTGAACCAGGCCCGCGTCGACGGGGCCCGCGCGCTGCAGGACATGCAGAACAACCTGATCGGCGCCGGCCTGTCGCTGCGCGCCGATGAGATCGCCGTCCAGCGCGCCAAGCAGGCCCTGAACCAGCTGACCTCCGCCCGCCAGGACTCCCTGGCGGTGCAGAAAGCACAAGCCGACCTCGCCCGGGCCAACACCGGTCTCCAGCTCGTCCTCGGGGACCCCAACGCCACCCAGCTGGCCAAGAACCAGGCGAAGCTGGCCGCCGACGCGGCAGCCGCCGCGCTCAAACAGGCCCGCGAGTCGCAGACCGCGCACGAACTGGACCGCAAGGAGGCGCAGCTCGCCTACGAGCAGGCCGTCCACCAGCTCAAACAGCAGCGAATCCTCGTCGCTCGGCTCACCGCCGATGAGGCCAAGGCCCGGAAGGCCGGTGTCGAAGGCACCCAGGACGTTGTCGCCGCCAAGCAGCGGTTGCGGGACGCCCTCGAGCAGGTCGCCGACGCGCAACGCAACGTCCGGCAGCAGCAGATCCAGGACCGGATCGCGGCGCTGCAGCAAGCCGACGCGCAGCGGCAGGCCGCGGACGCCGCCGACGGCGCGACCGCCGCGAACGTGCGGCTCGGCCGCGCCATGGCCGCCCTCACCCCGGCCGAGAAAGAACTGCTCAACAACTGGAAGGCATTCTCCGATGTGTACCGGGACTGGGTCAAAGACCTGGAGCCGGACGTGCTGCCGGTCTTGTCCGGCGGCCTCGGCCTGGTCGCCACACAACTCGACCGGGTCAAGCCGCTCGTCCGGTCCTCGGCCGCCGCGTTCCGGATCCTGGAAGCGCGGGCGGCGGTCGCGCTCGACGGCCCGTTCTGGACGAACTTCATCAACAACGTCGGGATCGCCGCGCCGGAGGCGATCCAGCGGTTCGGCGGGATCGCCGGGAACACCCTCACCGGCGTCGCCGGCGTCATCAACGCCTTCCTGCCGTTCACGAACCTGCTCCTGGGGTCGGTGGAGGACCTCACCCAAGAGTTCGAGGAGTGGGGCACCAGCCTCGGCGGCAGCGAGGGATTCATCTCCTTCATCCAGTACGTGCAGCAGGTCGGCCCGCAGGTCGTATCCACGGTCGGGGCGCTCGGCGGCGCGCTCCTGGACGTCGGGCAAGCCCTCGCCCCCCTCGCCGCGATCCATCTCGGCGCCCTCACCATCCTCGCCAACACCATCTCGAAGATCGCCAACGAGTACCCGACCCTGATCCAGTTCGCCGCGGCGGCGCTCCTGGTGTCCAAGGCCATCCGGGTCCTGGCGATCTCGTCCCTCGTCGCCGGTTTCACCGGTACCGCCGCAGCCGCGGGCGTGGCCGGTGGGGCGATGCTGCGGTTCGGCGTCATCCTCCGCGGGCTCGGCGCGGTGATGATGGGCGTATCGGCGCAGGCCGCCACCACCCGCGTGGCGCTGCTCGGCCTCAGCCGCGCCGCCGGGATCCTGCTGGCGTTCTACGCCGCCACCGAGGCCATCAACCACTTCGCCGGATCCGCCAAAGACGCCAAGCCGAGCAGCGACCAGCTGAAGCAGGCCCTCATCGACCTCGGCCGCACCGGGCAGACGTCGACTCCGCTGCTGAAGCAGTTCTCCGACGGGCTCGGCGACATGAACGAGCAGGCCCGCATCCTCACCGACCCCACCAAGTCGGAGCAGACCGCCCAGTTCTTCTCCGGGCTGATCAACGGGCTGTACGGCGCGAACGGCATCGCCGGGCAGGCCAAAGAGAACTTCAAGGGCATCGACACCGCCCTGGTCCAGCTCACCCAGTCCGGGAACGCCGACGTCGCCAAGGCCGCCTTCGACCGGCTGTCAGCCTCGCTGCAGGCAAACGGCCGCGGCGTCGAAGAGGTCAACGCGCTGTTCCCGACGTACACGCGGCAGCTCTACAACGGGGGCGGCGCCGCGAACGCCTTCACCGCTCAGATCCATCGGCAGAACCAGGCCCTGGCCGCCAACGCACAGAGGTTCATCAACTCCGAGCAGCAGATCATCGACTTCAACCAGGCGCTGCTCGCCGGCAGCGACGCCCTCAACCGCAACGGGCGGGCGTTCTGGGGCAACAGCCGCGCAGCGACTGACAACCGGCAGCAAGTCCTGAACGCCGCGCGGGTCCTGCAGAACTACACCAACGACCTGGTGAAGAACAACCAGGTCACCGACGGCAACCTGAAGCGGCTCCGGGGGCAGCGCGAACAGCTCATCGACCTGGCGACCAAGTTCACCGGCAGCCGCAAGGCCGCAGAGAAGTACGTCGACCAACTGGTGAAGATCCCCAAGTCGGCGAAGACCAACGTGTCGGTGAACGCCAAGGGCAAGTTCTCCATGAAGGGCCTGGACGTCTTCGCCAAGGACCCCATCCTCGGCGACATCTTCAACGCCGGCGGCGGCTACATCCACGGCGGCGGAGGCCCCCGCGACGACAGGTACCTCACCCACATCTCCGCCGGCGAGATGGTCATCAACGCCCCGGCCACCAGCCGGTACCTGCCGCTGCTGACCGCGATCAACGACGAGGGCAACGCCGGGACCATCTACAAGGGGCGCGGCTACACCTCCGGGCCCACCCTGCCCGCGCCAACACCGGCGGCGGGCTCGGACGGTGCGTTCGCCGGCGGTGGCCTGCCCAGCCTGCGGCCGCGCGGGCAGGAGGCGCTGCCCGCGTTCGCAGGCGGCGGGCTCCTCAAGCCGTCGTTCAGCGACACCTACCACCACCAGGGCGACCCGCCGCCCACCATCACCAAGGCCCGGCAGGGCAACGCGCAAGGGTTCGCGGGGATGATGGCCTACTCCACCGGGCAGGCCGCGATCGGCGCGACGTTCCTCACCGCGCTGCTCACCGGCGGGTACGGCAAGGGCGCCAAGGCCGTCAGGTTCGCGCAGGCCCAGCTCGGCGAACCGTACGTGTGGGGCGCGACCGGCCCCAACTCCTGGGACTGCTCCGGCCTCACCATGCGCGCCTGGGAGGCCGCCGGGGTGAAGATCCCACGCGTCACCTACGACCAGATCGCCTACGGCACCCCGACGTCCCGGGCCAAGGCGATGCCGGGCGACCTGTACTTCCCGCACCGCGGCCACGTGATGATGGTCACCGGCATGGGCGGGTCCCGCGCCCTGGTCCACGCCCCGCGCACCGGCGACGTCGTCCGGTACGCGGGCTGGCGGACCGGCGGCAACTTCCGGCACATCGCCGGCGGCGGCGGATCCTGGTACGGCGGCGGCACCCCGAAGGGGTTCGCCAAGGCGCAGCTGGGAGACCTGGGCTGGTCCGCGGCGCAGTTCGCGCCGCTGAACCGGCTGTGGGAACGCGAGTCGAACTGGAAGTGGAACGCCCGCAACAAGAGCAGCGGCGCGTACGGCATCCCGCAGGCGCTCCCGCCCGGCAAGATGGCCAGCTTCGGCAGCGACTGGCGGACGAACTGGGCCACCCAGATCCGCTGGGGCCTGGACTACATCAAACGCCGGTACGGGTCCCCGGCACGCGCATGGGCGCACTCGCAGCGAACCGGCTGGTACGCCGACGGCACCGACCACGCCCGCCGCGGCTGGGCGTGGGTCGGGGAACGCGGCCCGGAACTGGTGAACTTCCGCGGCGGCGAGGCGGTGTACCCGCACGAGGAATCCCTGCGGATGGCCGCCACCGCGGCGGCCGGGCCGCTGGAGCTGGCCGACCCGCTCCCGGCCGCCGGCGGCGACGAGTACCACGCCCACTTCGACGGGATCACCGCCGCCGTCCTGTCCCGCGAGGTCCGGGTCGCGTTCAAGGGCATGCAGATGGCTCAGGCGCAGAGCCTCCGCATCGGCCGACGGGGATAGGAGGCTCGGATGCCGCTTCCCGTTGGGGTAGGCGGGCCAGGGCCCGGTCCCGGCCCGGTCTCGACCAGGCCGAGGCCGCTGCGGCTGCTGTACATCGACCCCGACGGCGTCGAGTGGGACTTCTCCGACCTGGCCGGGCCGGTGCAGGTCACCAACGTCGCCGGATACGGATCCCCGCCGGTGTCGCTGACCACCCTGGCCATGCCGTCCGGGGCGTCGCTGCCGCAGAACTACGTCGGCACCGGCCGCACCATCCTCGTCGGCCTGGTCGCCGGCGCGACCACCCAGGCCGAGTTCCTGACTCTCACCGACCGGCTCGCGCAGGCGTTCTGGACGGAGCGGCTCGGGGTGCCCGCGCCGGGCACGCTGGTGATCCAGCGGCCGGACGGCACAGGCCGCCGCATCAAGGTCCTCGTCTCCGATGGCCCTGACCTGAACGACGACGACCGCGACAAGAGCGGCCTCACCTGGACCAGCTTCGTCGTCACCTTCCGGAGCCTGGACCCGTGCTGGTCGGACGCCACCCCGATCACCCTCGTCTTCCAGGGCGCCGACGAGGCGGCAGGCGTGCCGCCCATGCCGCCGGTCGTGCTGTCCCCCTACTCGGTACTCGGGACCGTGACGGTGAACAACACCGGCAACGCCCCCGCCTACCCCGTGTGGCGGATCACCGGCCCCGGCACCCCGACGCTGGAGAACGTCACCCTGGGCCGCGAGTTCGGACTCGCGACGGCGCTGGAGGAGGGCGAGACCGTCACGATCGACACCGCCCCAGACGGCGGCGCCTACGCCATCGACCAGACCGGCGCAGACCGCTGGACCGATCTCGTCAAAAGCAGCCCCCGGGACCTGTGGGAGCTGGTGAAAGGCCCCAATCAGCTCAACCTGGTGCTGTCCGGGTCGTCCTCGGCGTCGCAGATCGAACTGTCCTACGTCCGCCGCTGGCTCCGCGCGTGAGAGGGGGCGGCTGTGGCGGTCACCGTTGAGCCACTCACCACCGGCTGGGCGAAACTGAAGCCGCTGCCGTGGGTGAAGCTCGACATCAACGCGGTCCGCTACAACCAGGTCGGGGCGTTCTCGCTGACCCTGCCGGCGACCGATGTGACCTGGGACCTGGTCGACTTCGACGTCGACGGGGTGCTGAAGCCCAAGACCGGGTTCTTCGTCGACTGGAACGGCATCTTCGAGATCCCGCTGAAGGCCGAACAGGCGAACCCGTCCAAGGTGATCAACGACGCCGGTGAGGTCGTCGAGACGATCGTGTTCTCCGGCGCCGACTTCCTCTCTCTCCTCGCCGACCGGCTCGTCTTCCGTAACGCCGCCCTGGCGTGGACGGCGCAGACCCCCGGGACCACCACCGTCACCGGCAAGGCCGAAACCGTCATCAAGCAGCTGGTCACCGCGAACGTCGTCACCGCCGGCGACACCGCCCGCCGCGTCCCCGGCTTCAGCGTCGCCGCCGACCTGGCCCGCGGCGGCGACGTCACCTACACCATCTCGATCGGGGACCCGGCCGCCGAGCCCGGCACCGACAAGACGACCACCGCCGGTGAATCGCTGATGGACATGATCCGGTCGGTCGCACGGCAGTCCGACATCGGCGTCTCCCTCACCCTCGTGGACGGCGGCCTGGAGTTCGACTGCTTCCTGCCGCGCGACCTGACGGAGAAGGTCGTGTTCTCCGAGCGGCTCGGGTCGCTGCGGTCGTGGGCCATCACCGACGCCACCCCGACCGCCAACGCGATCCTCATGCAGTCCGCCGCCACCACCGGCGCGTTCACCGAGACCCACGGCGCCGCCGCCACCGACCCGTGGCGCCGCGTTGAGCACTTCTCCGACCAGTCCTCCACCACCGAGGCCGCGCAGATCACCCAGGTGCAGCTGGACGAGGTCGCCCGCGGCGCCGCGCAGACACGGGTCGCGCTCGCCGCCCTCGACATCCCCAAGGCCCGGTTCGGCCGCGACGCCACCGGCGTCCAGGGCTACGGCATCGGCGACCAGGTCGCCGCCGACATCCGCGACGGCATCACCTACACCGACAAGGTCACCGCCGTGCAGCTCACCGCCGACGCGACCCTCGCCCCCTACACCGAGACCGTCGTCCCGACCATCGGCGACAACGACGCCGGCGGCGACGCCCCCGCCGACGACGCCACCGCGGTCGCGCAGCTGTCCGCCCGCGTCCGGCAGCTCGAACAGGCCCTCCGCTCCCGCTCCTGACACCAACGGTCCGCTTCCGGGCGCCGCGCCCGCCTACCCTGCCGGGAGGTCGTCTTGGCGATCGATGACGCCTACCCCACCTCAGCGTCCGTGCTGTCGACGATGGCGCAGTGGGAGGGGTTCTTCACCGGGTTCTCCGCAGACGGCGTCCTCCCCGGCGTCCTCAACGAGATGGTCCCCTCCCTCAACGCCGGTGCCCGCACCGCCGTGCTGGGGACGGGCGCCGCGCAAATCCGCGGGTTCCACGTCGACAACCCGTCGACGACGGCCACCCCGATCCCGGCGGCCGACGCGCAGAACCGCATCGACCGGCTCGCGCTGCGCCTCGATCGGACTGCGGTGACGGCCGCGGACTGGATCACCCCCGTCGTGATCGAGGGGACCCCGTCCGCGAACCCGCAGATACCGGCCCTGACCCAGTCCACCAGCGGGAACTACGACATCCCGATCGCGCGGTGGACGGCGGCGTCGGACGGGTCGCTGTCGGGGCTGGTCGACGAGCGGCAGTTCGCTGCGGCGTCCCCGATCGAGTTCCGGTCCGATGCCCGCCCGCCCGCCACCATCCGGCGGCACGGTTTCGAGCGTGACACGGGCAGGGTGCTGTGGGCGGACGGCGCGGCCTGGCAGGTCGTCCGCGAGGACACCGGCTGGGCCCAGCTCAGCTTGAACGGCAAGGACAAAGGCGCATGGAACGACGCGGCCCCCTACAACCCGCTGGTCTACCGCCGCATTGACGGCGTCGTCCACCTGCGGTTGTCCATCCAGCGGGTCTCGGTCCAGCTCGGCCTGTCCGACGCGGACGGCTCCACCGCGTATGTGCTGCCGATCGGGTTCAGACCGTCGTCCAGTAGCCCGCCGGTCCTCGGCCACGGCAACCACGCTCGTAACGCGCTGCAGCTCTACATCTACAGCAACGGTGAGGTGCGCATCTATCCGCTGAACCAGGACCTGCCGAAGGACCGCCGCATTTACGCGCAGGCCACATTCCCGGTCGGCTGAGGAGTCTCATGGCACGGCACACCTTCGGTCAGAGCCTGACCGACTGGACGATGGGCCTGGGCGCCTCCGCAACCAGCGAAGGAGTCACCACCGCACCGGTCATCGCGACCGGCCCGGCCACGATCACGCTCTGGTCCGCCCAGACGGGAGGCATCCAGTACACCGACCTGCTGAACGGGGACGGGGCCGCGGTCACGGCCATCACCTCATCCGACGGGTCCGACGGGCTACCCATCGGGACCATCCCCGAGTTCTCCGGCCCTGACAACATCACGGAGATGTGGGCGTCCGCAGACGGCGGAGTCCGCTTCAAGATGGTCGCGACCGACCTGGGCGGCGCGTTGGCGGTCGTCGAGGAGCACACGGCCGCGATCGAGGACCTGCAGACGCATCGGCTTCCGGCGATCCTGTGGGACGCAGGGGCGTCCGCCTACCCCGAACGCACCCCGGAACTCGCGGGGAAGCGGGTGGAGTGGGTAGGGCCGTCCGCGCCGCCGGTCAGCTCCAGCCACGCGGCCGAGGGCGACATCTGGATGAAAACGATCGTCTGATGCCGGCCTCCTTCCACCAGCTGCGATCCGGGGTGTGGACGCCCCTCGGCGACGTCGGCCCCTCACCAACGACCATGCTGGTCGGTGCCGCAAACACGATCCCGAACAGCAACGAGTCGGGTTGGCTCACCTACGCCGCCACCGTGCCCGGGCCGCAGACCGTCCGACGCACCTACTCCTCGGAGGCGGCGGGCGTGCCGTCGTCCTGGGCCGTGACCGGGGCCGGCAGCGACGTCGGCAAACGCGCGAGCGTGTGGAGCTTCAAGCCGAACATCACGCAGATGGCGTCCGGGGCATTGGACGCCCAGGTCACGAACCTCATCAGCTCGATTCCCGACACGCACGTCGCGATGCTCGCGCTGTGGGCCGAAGCTGACCGGCACGTCAGACTCGGCGCTTTCACCGCGGCGCAGTGGCGGGCCGCCCACACACGTTTCGCCAGCATCGTCCGCGCGGTCGGCAAGCCGCGCGTCTGGATCTACCTGTCGCACACCTCGTACCTGTGGGATCCGATCAACACGCGGGGCCCGGCACCGGAAGACGTGTGGCCAGGTGACGGGCAGGTCGACATCTACGGCCAGGACGGCTACGGCTACGCCACCTGGCCGGACCCGGAGACCTTGTTCGGCGGTGGGCTGGCCGAGGCGCGGTCACGGAACGTGCCGTGGGGGATTTTTGAGTCCGGCGCTGACGAGCACCCCAGCGACGCGACCCGCAAGTCGAACTGGATGACGTCCGTCGCCGACTGGGCCGCCACGCAAGGCTCCGGCGGCAGGCCCGGCTGCGAAGCGCTGGTCTGGTTCAACAGCGCCGTCGGACTCGACGAGGACGCCTTCGGGCCCGCGACTCCGTCCAGCTCACCGCAGGCCCTGGCCGCTGCCGGCGCGATCGCCACGACCTACTACCGCGACTGGGCCACCTACACCCTCTGACGCCACACCGCCTGCCCGCCGTGCGCGGGGACTTCAGCATGCCGAGGAGAGCCTCATGCCCATCGCCGCGCCGCTGACCGCAACCGGCAACGGCACCAGCAACGCGCATGTCATCATCCCCGCCGGCGCGGAAGCCGGGCAGGGCATGCTGCTGGTGATCGCGACGCAGCCGGACGGCACCATCACCACGCCGACCGGATGGACAGTGGTCAGCCCGCCGCAACAGGCCGGGTCCGGCGTCATCACCGCCCTGTTCAAGGCCATCGTGCAGGAGTCCGGAGTCAACAGCCCCGGCAGCACCGTGACGGTCGACGTCGGCGGCACCATCCCGCCCCGGACTGTGTCCCTCGTGGCGGTCTACCCCGGCGTCGACCAGGTCGACCCCGTCCACCTCTTCGACGACCTCGTGATAGCGACGACCGGCACGGTGCGGGCAACCCCGGAGATCACCACGACACTGGCGGATTGCTGGATCGTGGAGATCGTCACCAGCAAGCAGCTCGCCGGTACGAACTACACCCCGCCCGCGGGATTCACCCGCCGCGCCCAGGTGTTCCGGGCCGACTCCAGCCCCGCCATCGGCCTCGGCGACACCAACGCCGCCGAGGCCGCCGGGACCCACGGGGGCGACACGTGGGAATGCGACGTGTCCGGCGGGTCCGCGATCACCTACACGGTCGCTCTCGCTCCGCGCCTCGACACGCAGACCGCAAGGCCCGTCACCGACGTGACGGACTGGACCACCGCTGTCCCCGACGCCGGCGGCGGGCAGCAGGCCGCGCGCATCGGCGAGTCGATCCGCGACGACGCCACATACCTGGAGACCGCAGCGAACCCCACGGCCGAGGTCGGGGAGTGGGCGTTCCAAGCGATGGTCGACCCAGGGGTCCATACCGGCCACACGCTCCGGTACGTCCTGTGGACCGCTGGGGGCGCCACCTCATCCAGCGCCGTGGTGTCCCTGATGCAGGGCGCCACCACCATCGCGACCTGGACCGAGAACGACGTGCCCGACACACCGACCGTCTTCAGCCACACCCTCGCTGAGGTGGACGCGGCCGACATCACCGACTACGCGGACCTGCGGATCCGCGTGTCGGCGACGGTGTCTTGATGGCGACCCTGCGCCTCGGCTACGCCGAATTCGCGGCACCTCCGACACCTCGGGCCCGGCTCTCGTACGCCGAGCTCGCGGTCCCGGAGCCGCGGACCATGCGGCTCTCCTACGCCACGCTGACCGCCCCGTCCGCAGGCACCGCGCGGCTGCGGCTGTCGCATGCGTCCTTCACCGCACCGGCCGCCGCTGACTCCATCCCCGCCTCGGGCCTGTGGCAGCTGCAGGCGGACGGATCGTGGCGGGCCATCCCCGTCTACCAGCTCATCGGCGGGGCCTGGACGTAACCAGCCCCGGTCCGGTCTCCATGACCGGTTGAGAAGCAGCGGAGAAATCCGAAACAGCGAAATCGCGAAGAGGTGATCGGGTGTGGACTGGTCCGGCGTGGCTGAAGGTCGTCCGGGACGTGGTGTGCATGGTGATCGGGGCCGGCGGGATCATCTGGCAGCTCGCCAGCGGCAAACCGGACCTGGCCGTCCTGGGGTTCCTGGCCGCCCTCATGTACGTGCCGAGCCTGTTCGCGGCCCATTGGCTGAGTCAGCCGCCTACCGGTGGTGGATCCTCCGTGCCACAGCCGCCGCCACCGTCGCCCTTGCCGCCCTCATCCTCTACGCCGCAGGAGTGATTTGAATGGGCGCCCGCTACGCGCTAGCCGTCGCAGCCGTAGGCGGGCTGCTGTTCGTGGCGAGCCTCGTCGGGTCGGTGGCGTACACGCGGTACGTCGCCGAGCAGTCCGCCCAGCAGCAGGCCGAGGAGCGGCACCGGCAGGACCTGCTGTGGTGCTCCCTGCTCGGCCGCCTCGATCAGACCGACCAGCCCGCCACCACCGAGCGTGGCCGGGCTGTCCAGCGCGACATCCATCAGCTACGCCAAGACCTGGGATGTGAGGGGCGATGACCCAATCCGAACGCATGGATGAAGTGGACGTCAATCCGGGTGTCCACCAGCCCACTGAAGCCGACGAGGGGCAAGTCCTCGGCGAGCTGTACGGCGAGCCCAACACTGACGGATTCTTCCAGTCCTCCTCGGCTGCGCCCGCCGAGGAAGATGGCGAGGAGGACGACCGATGAGCGCGGCGGGGATGATCACGGAGGCGCGCCGGTCGATCGGGATGTCGGGGCGCCCGAACAAGATCACCAAGGAGTACGCGGAACGGCACGGGGAGGAGTTCCTGCGCGCGGCCTGGTGCGACATGGCCATCACCTACTGGGCGCGGCACAGCGGCAACGCCGCGGCGGTGCTGCCCGGCGGGGATCGCGCCTACACGGTCTGGCACGCGCAGGACTTCCAGAAGGCCGGACGCTGGCACAGCGGGACGACCGCGAGCGTCAACCAGGCCAAGCCCGGCGACATCGTCTTCTTCGACTGGGGCGCCACCAACAACATCGGCGCGATCGACCACGTCGGCCTGGTCGAGGTCGTCCTCGGCGGCGGGCGGCTCCAGACCATCGAGGCCAACACCGGCGACGCGTGCAAGCGCCGCATTAGGAGCGCCAGCGTCATCGCGGGCTACGGACGGCCCGCGTACGGCGGGAGCAACTGGACGGTGGAAATGGTGAAGAAACTCCCCATGCTCAGCAAGGGCGACAGCGGCGAGCACGTCCAGTCGCTGCAGGGCCTGCTCATGGCGCGCAGCCACCCCGAGGTCGCGATGACCGGCCGGTTCGACGCCAAGACCGAGGCGGCCGTGAAGGCGGTCCAGCGGTGGGGCGACGTCGACGCCGACGGCATCGTCGGCCCGAAGACCTGGCCCGTCCTGCTGCGGGTGCACTGACCTGCACTTTTCAAGGCGATGGGCGGCCGCTTCTAAATCGCCGCCCGCAACGCAAGTCGACCCGAGGAGGTCGCCATGAATGACTACATCGTGAGCCTGATCCGGACGTGGGTGCCCATCGGCATCGGCAATGCACTGGCCTGGCTCGCCCTCCACTACGGCGTCGTCGTGGACGCCGACGCCAGCACGAAGCTCAAGCTCGGCGCGGCGGCCGCCGTGGTCGCCGGCTACTACGCGCTCGCCCTTGCGGTCGAGCGGCGCTGGCCCGGCGTCGGCCGGTTCCTGGTCGCACTCGGTCTCCAGCGGACGCCTGCCACCTACGACAAGGTCGCCCGGTAGGCCGACCTCGAACCCCGTCCAGGCCATCGATGACCTGGGCCGACGCCCCGCATCCCTTGCTTCGGCGAGCGGAGGCGGGGCGTTTCGGCGTGTCCGGAGCACCTCGGCGAGGTCAGCCGTCGTGAACCCTCGCAGGCACCGCCGCCCGCAGCCTGTTCAGTGGCGTGTTTCGGTGGCCGCAGTGGAACCGCGGACGTCTTCAGTCCCTCGAAACGATGGACGATCCGGTGGGGACCGGATGGCGCATCCGATGAAGAGGCGGCCATGACTTCGGCACTGGTGATCAACCTGTTGTCCTCGCTGCTGGCCTTCCTAGCCGGCGCCGCGGCCAAGGGCCTCTACCAACGGCGGCGGTCCATCAGTCCGGCCCGGCGCGTGTGGCGGCTGCGCAAACCCGACGAGGTTGTGATCGTCCAGCCCGATGGGCCGGGTCACGACACCCCGTTACCGACCCTCTACGAGGGCGATGCGATGGCCGCGATGCTCGTATCCGAGTACCTGCGGAAGGTCTTGGGTGTGCGCACGGTCCGGATCATCCGGGCCAAGAACTTCTCCCGGTGCCGGGACGCATCAAGCGACCTGGTCGTCATCGGCGGTCCCAATGCGAACGAGCTGTACAAGGAGCTCGACCGTCAAGTCGCGCTGCCCTACAGATTCCGCCTCTACCCGGACCGGGCCGACATGATCAGGGTCTCTGACGATCGGGTCTTCGCCCAGCAGGTCGTCCACGCCAAGACCACGCGCGACTTCGCCGTCATCAGCCTGCTGCCCAGCCCCTTTCGCGCTGGTCGACGCGTCATCGTCCTGGCCGGATGCGGCACGTTGGGGAGCCTGGCCGCTGCCAGGATGGTTACCAAGGACGGGGTTGGCCAGTTGGCCAGCCTCCGCCCGCCGCCCAGGACTCCGTTCTCGGTCGTGGTGGAGATCGAGATGCTGGACGGCCAGATGACACGGCCCCAGATCGTGGACACGACTTCCTAGATACCGCGTCCACATCCTGCCTCCAACACCGTGACCTGCGTCGATTCGTGACTATGGACCCCCGAAAGCACCTCGGCAAGATCCGCAGTCGCATTCTCGACCACCTCGCGCAGATCGCCGCAGCGATGGCCGTCGCCGTCGTCGCGATCCGCGAGAGTAGGCGCCGACGGTGAGTTGTGCCCCCAGTGGCGTGAAAGCAAGCCGGGGCCCGCCGCTCGGCTACCGCGCTATGTAGTTACCGAGAGCTATCAAGTGATCGCGGTACGTGGTTCCCTTGTCGAGACGCCCCCACGAGAGGACCAATGCCGTGGACCGCCCCCGATCCATCACCACCGCCCTGCTCACCGCTTTGCTCACCGCGCTGATCGCCGTCGTGGCGATCGCCCCGTCCGCCGTCGCCTCCCCGGCTCGGACGCCTTTCTCCGCCAGTCCCGCCGCGCCAACCGAACAGGTCGATCAGGTTCCCTGCGAGCCGCACATCGGCGCCAACGCCACCTACCACGCCCACGGCGCGGAGTTCCGCACCGACGCCCAGGGCCGACCGGAGACCGCCGAGGCCACCAATCTGACCCGCTCCGAAGCCGACCGCGGCCCATGCCAGACCAAGGTCGGGCACATGGCCCCCACCGCCGGGTACGACGGCGGGCACCTGATCGCAGCGACGTTGCACGGTGTCGACCAGCGCTACGACCTGGTCCCGCAGTGGGCCAGCGTCAACCGCGGCCTCTACCAGCAGATGGAGGCCGGAGCCAAGAAATGCCTGACCGCGCCCGGCGGCAAGATCCTGCGCTACAGCATCCAGGTCACCTACCCCGACGCCACCACGGTGGTCCCCGACCGCTTCCTGGCCGACGTCACCGTCGACACCGACGGCCACCCGCAGCAGCGCCTCGACCTGACCTTCCCCAACCGGCGCCTGGACCCCGCCGAGTCCCAGGCAATCAAGACCGAACTCAACGCCGGGCTGCGCGCCGCCGGCTGCACTTGATCCGGACTTCGCCCTTCGCTGGCGCGGAGACATCATCTCTGCCACCACCGGACCGGACGTCACCGAGGGGTGACCGTCCACGGAACCTTTGCTTTCTGCAACCTGGGTAGCGCCGAGGTTCGGCCCGTGTCGGTAGAGAATTTTGCACCGGCGCGGTAGATATTCATCTACCGACGCAGGTTCTGTGTCACAAGACACAGAACATTCGGAACGTCGCTGCAATCGCGGCGAAAAGGCGCTTACGATGCTGACTCCTGAGAATTTCTCTCAGGGTAGGGCCTGGTACCCGCTGGTCCCGCTGACTGTGCGCGGTACCAGGCCCCGCGGCCGCTAGGGGCCGATGGCCGTCACCGCATGAGGATCAGGGCCATGACCCACGAGCCGTGTCTGGCCAGTTCCAGCAGCACGCAGGTCATCCAGCACCGTCCGCCGCGGTCGACGGCCTTCTCTTCTTCGGGCTCGTCCATGACGCGCCCTCCTACCCGGCCTTGGGGGGCGGCCGGGGCGGCCCGCGCAGATGGGGTTCACCTTGCGCGCGCGTCAAGGCGATCCCATTCGGCGGGCTGACCCGGAGACTAGCGCGCGAAACCGCCGAGCGGAAAATGAATCAAGGTAAGTGTCAAATGCGAGTGCGTGAGGGGTGGAATTTGTGCTGGTCAGAAGCTGACCATCAAGCAAATCACTTCGTATTGCCTATTCGGTGCATCGCAGACGAACAGCGCCTCATCGAGCAGAACGTAATTAATACCCCAAAGCCTGCGCCCTGGTCATCTGTGGCTGCATCGCCTGCGGCGCTCGCTGGCTAGCCGGATCGCCGCGCCATCGCCTGGCATCATCGGAGGATGCAGGCACGACGACCGGAATGGGCCGACGACTGCTGCGTCATCTGCCCCGCCCAGAAGCACGGGTTCGGCGAGTTCGACGTGGTGGACCGCACGCAGGTCCGCTACGCCTTCGACGCCGAAGTGGGCTGCCGCATCGACCAGGTCACGCAGGTCCCCGTCTGCGTGCACCCGTTCCGTGTCGGCCTGGCACCCGGCCTTTACGCCTCCGCCGGCCACCCGCTCGCCGAGCAGCGCGGCCCGGACCCCGATGAACCGCCCCGCCCCGTAGTCGAGCGCCCGCCGGTGTTCACGCCGTCGCCCGAGCAGCTCGTCCTGCCGGAGTCGGTAGACGACCTGGAGGGCTGGCTGATCGCGATGCTCCGCACCGCCGCACACCACGAGATGGCCTCCGCCCTGAATCAGGCGGAGGCCATCGCGGGCGAGCGGTTCACGGGCGAGCAGATCGTCCAGGCGCTGCGCCGCGTCCTGGCCGTGGAGCTCGCCCGGCCCCGCTAGTTGAAGGTGAAGTTGTGGCGGTGGCCGAGGTCGTTGACACCGACCTCGCTGAGCCGGTCCTCGATGAGCTGCACACGGCGAGCGTGCTCCTCGGCGCCGATCCAGTACCGGGCCGGCGGCTCGAGGCCCCAGGTCTTGGCGTAGCACATGGTGGTGTAGTCGCCGGTCTCGTAGGCGGGCGTTTCGGTCTCGGTGTCGGTCATGTGGATGAGCTGGATGCCGGACCTGGCGGTCATCCGCTCGGTGAGGGTCCGCTGCGCCAGGACGGCGTGCAGGACCTCGTCGACCGGCCGCGCGACGGGGATCTCAGCGGTGCGCTCGTCGCCGGTGAGGCGGTATACGGCGGCCTTCAGGGCGAGGGCGCGCAGCGCCTCCTCGAGGAGCGGCTCGGCGTCGTCGGCGAGGTCCCACCGGGAGATGGTGAGGGTGCCGGCGGTGCAGGTCCAGTCCTCGTCGTAGCGCCTGCATGCGGCGATGAGGCGCGGGTATTCGGGGTCGTCCTTGATGGCCTCCAGGATGGGGGCGGCGGTGCGGGCGACGTTCTCGGG